TTATTACGAACTAAAAGTTTACCAAGATTGAAAAGTGATGTGGTGGTTTTTTCATTCACCAATCCACCATAACAAGGTAATGATATAAGAATACTCATAAATTAAGAAGTTTTTTGTTTTCCTGCGATTTGTATTTCTATTGCGTTTGGTGTGCTTGATGATGCAAAGATAGATTGTCCGATTCCCAATCTTTTTGGTGCTTCGCAAAGTTCAATTGAAGAGTTCTTTGGAATTACCATATTATATGCCAACCAAGAGAATATTGTATCACTATTACCAATACCTACGGAGACTGGATAATCACCACCAGGATAGATAGAACCATCAGAGATATTTGAAACTCTTATGGACTGAACGACTGATGGGAAGGAAGTTCCTGTTGAATAATAAGCAACAGGAATTGTTGAGAGGCCTGCAGTTACTGATGTAGTATTTGAAGAAATAGCAACAACAGTTCCAGTACCATTGAGATAGGAAGTATCGGTTGATGATTGATAAACAACAGTGACTTGTAATGCACCGTCTTGGGGTGTAACAACTTCTGTGAATGAAAGTGATGTGGATGCAAGTGCTACTGTTGTTGGTCTTGTCATAGGAATTGATAATGCACCAGGAGTATAACCAACACCCACAAAAGTATTAGTTTGAATGCCAGTATTATTACCAGTTGGTTGAATTAACATTCCAGAAGAAAGGAAGTTTGTAATCGCAGCACCTGCGGCAACTGTAAGAATGTTAGAGTTTCCTGCTTGGGTAATTGCTGCCGTTGATGTTGAACCAATACCAGAACCTGCACCAGTAGATTGTAGCACAATACTGTCTAATGCATTCAAAATCATCGGTTGTTTCAGTAATTCAACAGCAGAACCAACAGGAACTGGAAGTCTTGATGAAACTTTAGATATTGGTGAGAAGAATAAAGTACCAGTTGCATAACCACTCATCGGTTTGCTTAATGTAATAGTAGTTCCGTCTACACTGGTTACATAAGTATTAAACTGGAATCCAGCAGTAGAACCAATACCTGTCGTTTCACCAATATTACCAGTACCAGTGACTGCCATACCAACAGTAATGCTACTTGCAGAACCTACGGTGAATGTATGAATACCTGGACCACCACTAGAACCAACACTGACTGAGATTGTTGCTGGAACTTTTCTTGCATTCAATACAAAACCAGCAGTTATTTCTGCATCACCATTAGATACATTTGTAACGTGTAGTGAATGAATCAAATACTTATTTGAACCTGATGGTAATGTTGTGATTTGAGTGGTTGTTGTACCTACACCAACAATATCTAATGTTCCTGTTGGTTGAACATAAATTACATTATCAATCGATGTATCAAACTTACCAGAACCACCACCACCAGCAGCAGCAGTTGCCCATAAAGTTCCAGTTATAGTTGACTGAAGAACCTGACCTGTTGTTCCGGGAGCATTTGTAGAATCATAGATAGCACCAGTAACTCTTGCATTACCCTGAACTTGTAAAGGATATGCTGGATTTGTGGTTCCAACTCCAAGATTACCAGATACATAAGCACCACCAGTCACCTGAAGTGGTTGTGATGCTGTTCCTGTTGAGGTTCCCGTTCCTACTAATATGGGCCCATTAACGAATGTAGAAACACCAGAAACATTTAACTGTTGTGATGTTAAGTTGGTTGCACTAGTAACACCTAAAGTACTAATACCAGAAACATTTAACTGTTGTGATGTTAAGTTGGTTGCACTAGTAACACCTAAAGTACTAATACCAGTAACTTGAATACCAGAAGAACTTAATGTTACGGCAGAACCTACAACAACACTTGTATCAATCGTTGCTGTTCCGTAAATTCTAGTACCAGACTTAAGTTTTGCCATCTATTATGCTTGTGCCTCCGTCCAGGATAAACGACCAAATACATTACAACTTTGTGCTGTAAGATTAGTAACCACAATCGTTAATGTATCAGGTCCATCAGGATAGATTTGAGTATTGGCAGTAGTTCCTCCACCACCAAGAATTGAATTACCAAGGTCTCTAACTTGAGAAAGGTCGATTGAGTTTGCACCAGAACCAACAAAGAAACCAGCAGTAACCTCACCACCAGTTACAGTAGTTGAACCCGCAGCATAATCTGCAATTTGTGCAAGAGATGAATTAATACGACCAGCAACATTACCAACAGCATTTGTCCAGGTTGTTGCACTACTTGGAGTTGCATTCAAGAATGCCTCTACAAGTAAGTTTGCATTACCTGAAGCAGGAATTGCAGAAACATCAAGTGCTCGGAGTGTTAATTGCATTCTATTAATCAATTCTCTTGCACCAAATGTTGCAGAAGTACCATTATCAACAGAAGGTGATACACGAATTGAGAAGAGTGCTCTAGTTGCACCACCAGCAATAGTTGTTCCTGACCTTTGACCATAAATAAAGACCAAAGATTTATCATCATCAAATCGTCCATCCATAATCACACTAGTACCCCAGTGAGAAATAGAAGGCCCATAAGTTGGGAATGCAAGTTCAACAGCAACTGGGTCAGTTGCAGAATATGTAAATGCTACTCCAACTGGTGAACCCATTGGAATTGCTGCTACTGTTGGGTTTACTCCTGTTGCTGCATTACTTAATGTGATAGTTCCAGAACCAATAGCACTAATATAAGTACCCTCGGGGAAACCTGTGTTTCCAGCACCTATAATTCTTTGCCCTACTTGTAGGTTTGTTGTAGTTGCAGTTGCTACATTTGAACTTGCAGCAACCGTAAGAGCAAGAGAAGTATTACCAGATTTTCCTCTAGTTAGTCCAGTAAATGCAGTTGTACCAATACCAGCATAATTCACATACTCAAAAATTTCTGCATTTCTGATGAGTAATGTTCCAGCAGGTGGGAAACCTGCAGTACTTGCTACACCAACAGTAGTATCAGATGCACCTAAAGAAGTATTAATTTGAGTTGTTGGTGGTCTTGCTTCACTTTCATATCGTGCTGGTAAGTTTCCAGAACGCATATATGCTTCGGTATTTACATTATTGTTTATGACTTTATGACAATAAAATACATTACCATCTGGACCTCTAAATCCCCAACGAATAAATCCAGCACCATACCAAGAGTAGTCCATATAGAACATCTGCATCTTGGCGAGGTCAATATTATAACCAGAAGGTCCAGTACCATCACACTTATCAATATTCCAAGATGATTGTGGATATTTTGTATCTACTGTTTTTGAAACAATTGCAAAATCTGTCGTTGCTCCCCGATAAGAAGGGGAAATTGTTAAACTCGTATCACTTGCAATATCAATTACACGATAAGATTGCCCACGAATAACAATAAAGTCTCCAATACTTAATTGCTTTGCAAATGCTGTTGGGAATGTTGCATCTGTTTGAGTAATGGTATTTGAACCATTTGTTGCAGTAACCTTTCCTGAAAGTTGAAAGGTAGAACTTCTGCGAACAGCAAAGAGTGTTTGACCATCAAACTCAAAGAAAATGCCGTTTTGAGAATCAAATATTCCAAGACGATTTGCACATCCATACCAACTTGAAACATTACAACTATAAGGACCAGATGCTGTTGTAGATGTAAGTCCTGCTAATGCAGTCAATTGGAAGGTATTGTATCCAGTTACGGAAGTTACACTATAAGTTTGATTGTACCCAGTTTGGTCTGCACCAACAATTGTGATTTGAGTTCCTGGTGTTGCTGCCTGAATATTATGTTGTTCTTTTGTTTGAACGGTAATCGTACTACCAATACTAATTCCAGAAGCAGTTAGTGAATCAATTTGTAGATTTGGTTTTAGAATTGTACCAGAACTAACCTGAACTCCCTTACCAGATTGATAACGGAAATATCTTCTTGTTTGACGAGTTGCCGTCTCAAAGTTACCATTTGCATTACTTGTGAAGAATACTCCACCATCAAAAGGACGATGTAAAATTTGTCCTTGCGGCCTTACAAAAATTGAACCACCAGTTGGAGTTCCTCCTGGTGCAGTATTTGTATAATATGTGAAGGTTCTTGAACTTGTAATACCAGAAACAATATGAGAACCATTTGCATTTGCCTGTGAAGAACCAACAACAGCAACTTCATTTCCAATTGCAAGTCCGTGTGGAACTGATGTAGTTACAGTAACTGCAGTTCCAACAAAGGCAAATGTGGGAGTTGCACCAATTGCAGCATTAGTATAAACTGTTCCACTAAAAATACCAGTTTTATTTGGATCAAAAATACTAGTGACTGACCCAGTATTAGTTGCTCTTGCAGTATAAGTAAAGCTTGTATTACTAGCACCCACACTTTCTATAATAAAATTTCCATTCGCAATATTCAAATAAGTATCCTGAACCGTAATTGCTGTTCCAATTCCAGGAACTGATGAAGTTCCACTTGCACCAACTACAACTGTGACGGTTCTAGAATTGGTTGGTAAAATTATCGTACCAATTCCAGTTATACCAACAGCAGAAGGAAAGGAAAAAGGACGATTGTTAATTGTTACTAAATTTTCCCACTTGGAGATTTGAGTACCATACTCAAAGTCAGTATCAATCAGTGCTTGTGGTGATGATGTACGAAATTTATTTACTGGGTCAACATATACTTCAGAAGGAGTGAATTTCTCATCATACTCATCTATGATGATTTGAAGTTTATCAGTACTGGTCATTCCAGACGTACTATAATTCAATACGACTGTGGTTGTATTTGTACCACCAGTTGTTGATACAGTATAAGTATTTGCTTTTAAGTTTAAATCAGAGAAATTATAGATTACTTGATTTGTAGTAACATTCGTAATCAGTATTAATCTTTCTCTTGGAATAACACGAGGAATGATAATAGTATTTGTGGAAGGAGTGAATGTATATCCAGTTTCCAGTATTGCCTTTCTTGCCATAATTAGTAAGTGCCTTTGCTATATTTATTAGAGTAAAAAAATAGGTTTATAATCCAAACCTATGCTTGAGAGCATTATAGTTTTGTTGGATTTCGTTATCAGTTAATGCCTTATTATACATTTTAAGTGATGCAATATTTACATTAGAATGCCAACTAAAACCACCATTATAATTTGCAGTAGCAAGACGTAATGTATTACTTGTGGGAGTACCAGTACCAAGAACATTGATTGTTCCAGTATTTTTCAACACTCCATTTAAATAAAGTTTAAGTTCAGTACCACTCCTTCTTGCAACAATTTGATTCCAAGTTCCAACAGAAGAATCTGCAAATGCTAATGTGTATGCTGCATCTGCATTACTTCCATCTTTACCCCATATTGAATATGTAAATGATGTAGCATCATAATAAAACATAGAGTGATATCCAGTATATACAACTAATGCACTTACAAATTCGGTTCCATCATAATTTGTTGGATTTCTGTTATTAGATTTAAACCATACTTCGGTGGTATGGTTATTATGCAAATATGTTAGTGCTGTTAAACTTCCGGTAGTTGTAGTTGTAGCATATCCACCATCTTCTGGAGTTGGAGATGTGGTTCTTGTAAATAAGATTGAACCATTATTGGAAGAACTATAAGAATAGTATGTTGGATTTATTAGTGTAAAATTAGTTGCTCCACCACTCAAATCAGTCCAAGTGGTTCCAGTATTATTGAAAGAAGAATTCATTCCAGCATCTAAATCTAAAAGCAATCCACTTCTTACAATATCTCTAAAATCAGTAATTTCATCAATCTCATTATAAACAATCACATTTTGCCCATAATCGTGCCTCATATAAGTACCATTCCCTGCTCCATATTGAGGCATCGCAAATTCAGAATTTAAAATATCATAAGGTGCATATACATTTGCAGTAAGTAATACACCAGGAAAACTTGTACCAACACCAGAGGTAACTTCAGCAATTAATCCATCTTGTATATTATACGCAGGAAAAATATTATTTACAGTTGGAATACCAACATTTTCAATAAACTCAGATGTAGTATGATAAGTTCCACCAATTGATATTCTTATTTTTGTAATACTAATTTCATCAAACTCACCTGCAAGCATTGATGCATATTGGTCTAATCTTCCTACAACACCCATAATATTATCCTGCTACAAAGTCCAAACTATTAGTTGTTGAGTTGTACTGTATATAGAAGTTTGTGGTTCCTGCAGTTCCACCAAATCTCATTTTGTTTTCTGAAGTTACTCGGACATCTCCTGCAATATCTGCTTTGAATGCTGGTGCAGTTACTCCAACTCCAAGATTACCAGAAACATAAGCACCACCAGTAACTTGAAGTCTTTGGTCTGTGGTCCCTGTTCCTATTGTTGATGAAGAACCTATTAAAACATTTCCACTTGGTAATATTGTAAATCTTCTTGCAGATGCAACTCCATCATAAATCCCAAAAGAACCATCATCATCATCTGCAAAGAATTCCCAATTTCTATTATTATCTCTTGTCTTTAGGAAGAATCTTGCATTACCCTTTCCGGGATTTTCTAAAATAAAATCTGTATGAGTTTCAATACCACTTACAGTATCTTGTCTAAAAATATGAATAGAACCTTGTGGATTTGTGGTTCCAATACCAATCTTACCAGAAACATAAGCACCACCAGTAACTTGTAGTGGTTGTGATGTAGTTCCTGTAGAAGTTCCACTACCAATCAATATTGGTCCATTAGCAAAAGTACTGATACCAGAAATACTTAAAGAAGTTCCAACAATATTACTGGATAAAGTAATCGTAGCAATACCTGCTGCTCCTGTTGTTCCAGTTACAGAAAGTCCAGTACTAAAAGTTAATTGGCTTACGCTACCTGATGTGCCGACAATATTATTATTGAAATCTCTGACGACTAAACCAGTAACAGCACCAGTAGGAGCAGCAGCAACCCAAGTAGGAGCAGCACCAACTCCATTTGATTGTAGTACTGTTCCGCTACCACCATTTGTTAAGAATACTGTAGTATCAGCAGCAGATTGATATGGTATATTACCAATAACGCCACCTTTGAGGTTTGTTGCTATTCCACTTGATGTTGCATAAGTTGCTATACCAGAACTTGTTGCATAAGTTGCTATACCAGAACTTGTAGCATAAGTTGCTATACCACTAGAAGTAGAATATCCAGCAATAGTTGCATAAGTTGCAATACCACTTGAGGTTGCATAAGTTGCTATTCCACTTGATGTAGCATAAGTTGCTATACCAGAACTTGTTGCATAAGAAGCACTAGAAGCATTACCACTAAATGAAGTTGCTGTAATAACTCCTGTAGAATAAATATTACCTGCTGTTATTATGCCTAATGTTGTTATACCAGAAACACTTAATTGAGTAACTGATGCGATACCACCTATAACTGATGTAGAAGTTCCTGCATTAGTAGCATAAGTTGCTATACCACTTGATGTTGCATAAGTTGCAATACCACTTGAGGTAGCATAAGTTGCAATACCAGAAGATGTAGCATAAGTTGCTATTCCACTTGATGTTGCATAAGTAGCAATTCCAGAAGATGTAGCATAAGTTGCTATACCACTAGAAGTAGAATAAGTTGCAATACCTGCTGATGATGCATAACCACTTAGAGTTCCACTAAATGAAGTTGCTGTAACAACACCAGTAAATCTACCATCACCAATGACATGAAGTTTTGAAGTTGGATTTGTGGTTCCTATACCAACATCGGCATTAGAGGTTACTACAAATACTGTTCCATTTGTGTTTATTCCTAAAGTATTTGCTGTTCCTACTTGAAGTCTCTGGAGTGGATTTGTAGTTCCTATGCCGACTGATGAAGAAGGTATATGAACATTATTGTTGAATGTGGAAATACCAGAAACACTTAGTTGTGTGACTGATGCAATACCACCTATAACTGATGTAGAAGTTCCTGCATTTGTTGCATAAGTTGCTATACCACTTGATGTTGCATAAGTTGCTATACCACTTGATGTTGCATAAGTAGATATACCACTAGAAGTAGAATAAGTAGATATACCACTTGAGGTAGCATAAGTGCTTACTCCGGCATTCGTTGCATAAGTTGCTATTCCACTTGATGTTGCATAAGTTGCTATTCCACTTGATGTAGAATATCCAGCAATAGTTGCATAAGTTGCTATACCAGCATTACCAACATAATCCAAGAATGTAATTGTTGCTATACCAGCAGTAGAAGTAGCAGATACAATAGTGCCAACAAAATTAAGTTGAGATATACTATTGGAACTACCAACAATTGTTCCTTCATCCCTGATGGTTAATCCAGTAATCGCACCAGCGGGAGCAGCAGGAACCCAAGAGGGGGCAGAAGTTCCACCGTTTGCCTGAAGAATATATCCACCAGTTCCATTTGCTAAAAATGCTGTTGTGTCGGTAGAAGATTGATAAACTATAGTTCCACCAGAACCACCTTTGAGGTTTGTTGCTATTCCACTTGATGTAGCATAAGTAGATATACCACTTGAGGTAGCATAAGTGCTTACTCCGGCATTAGTAGCATAAGTTGCTATACCAGCATTAGTAGCATAAGTGCTTACTCCGGCATTAGTAGCATAAGTTGCTATTCCACTTGATGTTGCATAAGTAGATATACCAGATGAAGTAGCATAAGTTGCTATACCACTAGAAGTAGAATAAGTTGCAATACCACTTGAGGTTGCATAGGTGGCAATACCAGCATTAGTAGCATAAGTTGCACTTGAAGCATTACCACTAAATCCAGAAGTAGCAGTTATGACTCCAGAAGCATTAATATTTCTTACAACTGCTAAATCATTTTGAGTAAATTGAACATTACCTGCAGCCAGTCTTGTACCTGTTGGAAATTGAGTACTACCAATACCAACAGCATAGTTAATCAACCAGGCATCAGTTCCAAGTCCAGAGAAAGTACCAGACTTAAACCACATTATCTTTTTATATGTTGCTGGAGTAGTCTCAATCCCAGCAATAAAGAGTTGGACTAATGGTGTTCCTTCTGTTGATGCAAGAGCAACACCACCGTGATTTGCGGTATTATCATTTGAAACATCATTACCACTTCCGTCAGTTCTAAATCCAAGAACAATATCAGGGTCTGATATTTTAAGTTCGGTTGTGAATAAGGTTGCTGACGTTCCACCAATCGTAATGTTTCCAGTTACATTTAAGTTACGATTGACCTGAAGGTCTCTTGTAACTGTTACGTCTTGTGGTGCAGTGAATTGACTAGGAATACTAAGTGTTGGTGTAGAACCTTCTCCAGAAGTTGCACTTACGCTAATTTGATTTACGGTTCCGGTAATGTCTCTTACATAATCACCGGTTGTATCAGTTCCAAGTCCAACACTATTCGGTTGTATAGTAGCTGCAAATGATACATTACCAGTTCCATCAAAACTAATAGGAGAAGCAACAACATCACCTGTAATCTCAAAAGTTCTTGGTGTAACTAATTGTGTTGCAGATGCTGCAATACCAGTAAGTGCTCCAACGAATGTAGTAGCAGTCATTACACCAGTAACTCTTACATCACCAACAACGTGAAGTTTTGATGTTGGATTTGTGGTTCCAATACCTAAAGAACCACTTGAAGGAATAAAGGTAAGATTAGAAGCAGTAATTCCAATAGAAGTTGTAGATGCACTTGAAACAAAAGTTATGAATTGTGGGGTACTTGAAGTTGATGTAAAAATACTTAATGCAGATCCACCAGATCCACCAGAAGCAGCAGGAATCCAAGAAAGACCAGAACCAGTAGAAGAAAGAATAGAACCAGCAGCTCCTACAGTTCCACCTGCAGAAATTTGAGTTAATGTAGCAATACCAGAAACATTCAATTGCTGTGCTGTTAAGTTAGTAGCACTTGTAATACCTAATGTACTAATGCCAGAAACATAAATGTTAGAAAAAATACCACTTGCAATATTAGCATTTGCAAATGTAGAAATGCCGGTCAGATTTGCACCAGAACCATAATAATTTTGAGCCGTAACATTACCACTAACATTTGCATCACCAACCACATCAAGTTTTACAGTCGGTGATGTAGAACCAATACCCACAAAAGGAGTAATTCCGCTAGTTATTCCAATATTCTTTGTTGCATCGTCAACTGTAATGAATGATGATAACTGCGAAATTTCCCTACTATTAGACATTTCTTACTTATTTCCTTATATTATTATTTATTATAAACACCACGAGGATATAATTGCCCCAATTGAGGTCTTCTACCAGTCAAAAATCCAGGAACTGCAGTTCCAATACCACTACTAATATCTCCAACATTTACTGTACCATTTGAAGTTTCAATTGTTGGAGTAACAATTTGATTAACATAAGTAAGTGCAACAGTAGTTCCAAACCCAACAATTGCAGTAGTTAATGATAAGAAACTATAATCTGCCATTATACTGTTCTCGCACAGAAGAGAATACCACGAGTAGTTGTGGTTTGATTATAAGAACCAGTAATCACAGTATAAACTTCACTACCACTAATCGTAATTGTATCTCCCTGTTGAATATTTGCAGATGCTGTATTATAATGAAACTGAATTAGAACAAAATCATCTGGCATATAATAAGGAACTGGAAGCAATTGACCGTTGAGTGGTAATCCTTTTATAGCAGCATTAAAGTTTGCCTCTGATGATATTCTACCTTGTGGAGTTATATCAATATCTTGATATCCAGTAAATCCAAGAGGATTGTCATTAGATCGATAGTACATTCTTGCGTTATAAGGTGACCCGTTTTGAGGATATGTATTACTTTCGACAGTCCAATCAACATAATTTTCTTCACCTGGGGTAGTATATCCACGGTATTCTGAATATGGGAATTCGGCACTTCGTTTAATACTGGAATACCCGCTATTATCTTTAGTTGTCAAATATGTTCTAAATGTAATCCTTGGATATTCTGTATTACCAGTTTCTGGTATAATTTGAGTCAATCCACCAAGGAATACATGGTTAAGATCCCAAATATTTGTAGTAAAATTATGGAAAAACCAAGTATCAAAGGTATTAGTCGTGAGATGAGTGGATGATAGGTTTGGAGATTTATAAGAAAAAACAACAAATCTGGGATCAAGTCCAGATTTAAATAAATTCAAATCTAAAATATATCCAGTATTTGTTCCGTGATTTATTCGGGCAAGACGAGCATAATTATCTGTAATGCCTGCAGTTTCAAAAGAAATTGCAGTATTAAGAATACTAGCCGATTGACCTGGAAAATCTAAGTTAGGTGCTCCTGCCATTCTTCTTTTATCTGCTGTTCCACCGTGTCGATCATAATTAGCTTGATTTAGAGTATCAGTATTACCATAGTATTCTCCACCAGAATAAGAACTATATCCATTAAAAGTTACAATATCAAGATACCCAGCAGCATATTCTACAAAACCACGATATGTAGATCCATATCTTTTACCTGCCTGAATTTGGTGTTTTTGTACTCCCCAAGGATATGTTCCACTTAAGTTTTTATCCAAAAATGTACTTGTACTTCCAATACCAACAGGAGTTCGAGTACCACTACCATCCCAAGGTTGAATAATCAATTGACCTAAAGTATGACCAACCCCACCAAGATTGTTACTGGCACTTTTAAAAACATATGTTCCTGCCTGTCCAATTTTAGGTCTAAAAATACTAGTTGTGCCTAGTGAAATAGTCGGAGCAATACCAGCAATCTGCCCAGTTGCGGCGGCAGCATAACCAGTATTACCGACAGGAAATGCGAGTGCAAGAGCAGGGGGATAAGAATTACCACTACCAGTGTTACTATTAGCAATACTTACAACATCACCCTCATTTACGACCATAATTGTCTGACCGGCACCAATAGCACCATTCCTATCATTTCCACTAAAGACGTATTTGTATATACTATTAACATACGCTATATCTGTTATCTTTATGGTGCTTGCCGTACCAGTAGTACCACCGGTTAGAGTTTCATTTACACAAACTTTGAATGATAAATCAGCAGCTCCACTTGAAATTCCACCAATACTATCTCCATCAAGAACAACAAGTTCTCCTCCAGTATATCCATATCCAGGACGATTTATAAGAACATATCTAACATTAAGTGTATCTCTATAAACATAAAAACTCGCATCTGTTCCGACACCACTCGTTGATTTTTGTCTTATGTCATAATAAGTTTCGGCATCCGATTTGTTTCCACCTCCAAAAAAAGTTCCTAATCCAATTATTTGACCAGTTTGAGTTCCATCATTCCATCCTAAAGATGTCATGGCAGATTCCATCTGTGTAATGATACTGGATTTTGCCCATCCGGCATTAACTGTAAAAGTGCTAGTAGTAATTGCCATTTGTTTTTATGCCTCTAATTGGAGAATGGTTAGGTTAGCAGTAATTGCTTGAGTAGAACCAGAAAGATTTTTAATTGCCGCGTATATTGTAGTTGTTGGAGAATTATCCAAATTTCCACCCATTACAAAAGGAGATATGATTTGAGTAGTTGTAATACCAGTAGTTACAACTTCAGCAATCACTCCACTTCCTGGTGCAGGATCTTCTCCAACACTTCTTGAGATATCATTTGTTCTTGATGTGCTATCAGTATATAGTCTTAACCAACCTGCAGTAGAAAGACCAACTTTCATAAGACCATAAGATTTAAATCCAGTAATATTTGTATTGCCAATTCCATTATTTGCAATAGATGTAGTAACACCAGATACTGTGGTTCTTGATTGTAGAGAACCACCAGATGCCGTGATTGTTGCAATACCAGCACTAAATGTAACATCAAGTCCAGTTCCAAAATTAACAGTAGTTGCAGATCCAATATTTGAGTTATCATCACGAATAGCAATACCAGTTCCTGCTGCTGTTACGTTAAGAAGTGCAGAACCATCAATCGCAGGTAATGTTCCTGTGAGTTGTGCTGCTGGAAGATTTGTAAGACCAGATCCAGATCCAGAGAATGATGTTGCTGTGATAATGCCTGTGGTATTAATATTAATAGATGCCGAAACTGCACTTGATATTCCTGCGGTTGTCGCATAACCAGCAGTTACAGATGTTGTAGACACACCAGAACTTGTTGCATAATTAGCAGTTCCTGATGTTGTAGATACTCCAGAACTTGTTGCATAAGTTGATATTCCAGCAACATTTGCATAAGTTGCTAATCCAGTTCCAGAAACAGTCGCAATACCAGAAGCAAAGGTGACATTAAGATTAGATGCAAAGTTGATGGTTCCTGCGGTCCCTACGGGTGTTCCATTCCCTTGGATGATTATACCACTACCACTGCCAACAACTCCTATCAGGGCACTACCATTAATCGCAGGAAGTGATCCAGTCAGTTGCCCAGCATTGAGTGTTCCATAGAAACTTGTTGCTGACACAATACCAGCAACTGTAAGTGCTTCTGTAATAACAGTAGTTTTGATGCCAACATTACCAGAAGAATTAATATATTGTCTTATATTTCCTTGACCGTCGGCAATCACCACATTATTTGATGAGGTGCGAATATCTAATCCAGTCTGACCATCATATCCACCAAGAATAACATTATAATTACCAGTAGTAATCTTTTGACCTGCCTGAATACCAAGTCCAATATTGTATTGCCCACTTGTAGTATCATAGTATGATAATTCACCAATACCAATATTTCTACCTTGACCACTACTTAATGAATAAAGAACCTGATCTCCAATCGCAATATTTCTACCACTTCCCGAACCTGCTGCAATATTACCAAATCTTAAGTTAGACGATGCATCTACCTGTATTCTACCTTGAGAAATTGTTGCAACTCCAGATACATTTAATTGTGATGCATTTGCATAACCACCTGTGAGATTTGTTGCATTTGTGATTGAACCAACAAGATTTCCATAAAATGTTGTAGCACTTATGATGCCTGTAGTATTAATGCTTACATCTGTTCCAATTCCAGCATCAATAATATAAATCTTACCACCCATACCTGAATGAGCAGTACACTGGTAATATAAAAGACTTGGTGTATCAAACTGAACATTCCAAGTTAGAGTTCCGTTGGAGACATCATTATTAGCAATCCCATCATTATATTGAGTTCCAGTAGATCCATTTACGGTGCTTTGTATTCTAAATGGGTGCATTCCCATCGTATTCGTAAATTTATATTGTTGACCTCTTGCCAGATACAATACTGGATCATTTTCGGCACCAGTAAATCCTGGTCCGGTGAAGGTGTAATCTGAACTTCCAACAGCACCTAAAATCCATTCTGATGTATAAGTAGCAATACCAGCAGTAGTAGCATAAGTAGCAATACCTGCATTAGTCGCATAAGTTGCAATTCCTGCTGATGTCGCATAAGTTGCAATACCAGCATTAGTAGCAAAGGTTGCTATTCCACTTGAAGTTGCAAAGGTAGCAGTTGCAGCATTGCCACTAAAGGTCCCATAGAATGTTGTGGCAGTTACAACACCAGTTACATATTCATCACCAACGACATATAAACTTGAAGTTGCATTAGTAGTTCCTATACCAATTCTATCAACATTTATGTATTGACTGTACGAAATGGAGTTTAATGATGTGCCACCAAATGTAGAGTTAGGTTTATCATAAACAGAGTGTAAAATAGAATAAAATCCACCAAAACTATTTCTTGCTACATTTGTTAAAGTTGGTATTAATGTTTGACTGTTGTTTAATGTTAATACCGACCCTGCACTTTGCGTTATGGCATTAGATGTATTAGTGGCGGAATACACAAGTGTATCAGAAAGTTGCAGTGTTCCTGCTGTTAGGGTTACTGGACCCATACTAACAACTGCTTTAGACAAAACTGCGGCAGCAGCATTATTTACAGTAACAGTAAAATAATTACCACCAACCAGTATAACTGTGCCAGTACCGGTAATGCTTAATGAAGATGAAGATAAATCACATCCTCTAAAAACTGTGTATGCTGATGATGTTTTTGTTGTTGCTGTTGTTACCGTACAACCAATAATATCAACTGAACCAGTTGCTGAAGTTGCTGAGATGACAAGATTGTTCATCTTCAGACCATTAATGGTACACCCTTTGGTAATAGTCAAAGTACCAGATAGTGTGGTATTTTTACCCACCAACTCGTGAGTGGTTAAAACAGTGAACTGAGTGTCAATAGTTACATTTTCTGCATAATCTCCAGGATGCAAAATAATTGTTTTTCTTTCACCGACACCAGTTGTTTCAAATGCCAAGGTTGCTAATACTTGCGCTCGGGCGATAGTCTTAACAGGGTCACCAATAGTTCCGTTACCAGTATCATCAAAAGCAACAGGACTAACGTGGATTTCTGGACCATATCCGGTAATGTATGCTCTTACGGCATCTAGAGTATTGCTATATGTGACAGCTTTGGTTGTTTCGTTATATTGTAAAACTCGTTTAGTTGCATAAGCACTGGTAGCACCGCTTTGAGCATAATCTCCAGAGGTGGTAATTCCTGCTGACGTTGCATAAGTTGCTATACCTGCTGATGTCGCATAAGTTGCTATTCCGGCACTAGAAGCATAAGTTGCAATACCTGCATTAGTAGCATAAGTAGCAATACCAGAACTTCCACCAGATGCAGTTACAGTAACAACACCAGCAGATATTGGAGATACTGATAGATTAGCACCAAAATCTATCGTAGATGCAGTACCAACCAGAACTCCATCATCTTTAATAACAATTCCAGTTCCTGCTGCAATAATTCCAGTAAGTCCAGAACCATTTCCTACAAAATTAGTTGCAGTTATGACACCAACCGACATTCCAAGAGCAGAAGAATTTCCAAGTGCTAATGTTTGGTCTAGTGTTTGAGAACTTGACCCACTCCCGCCACTACCAGCATTTACAGTATTAAATCCTATTATTGTGATTTCATCTTGATTAAAAGCACCAACGCCTAAACTAACTCCAGTTCCAATAATAGAATAATTTATATCATCTAAACGAATACCATTTAGGAATACATCTACATAACCAGTATTAATTCCAGAAGCAACAAATTGTTTTTGTCCTTCAGTTGAAATATAACTATAAACACTTCTTAATGAAGTAAAATTAGACCAAACAAGTCCCGTTCCAGTTGATTTTAAATATTGACCGCTAGTACCAGTAGTTCCACCAACAGAAAGAGTGGTGAGTGTGGAAACTCCCAATACGTTGAGATTAGTACTAGTTAGGGATGTTATAGTTGCTACACCAGCAAATATATTACCATAAAATGCAGAAGCACTTACAATACCACTAACATTTGCATCACCAACCACATAAAGTGAATAGTTTCCAGCATTTGTAGTCCCAATACCAACCTTACCGATTGTTTGTAAAACTGTTTTACTCTCGGTATAAGATTTTATACCGATATTGAAATTAGATTGTCTTCCGCTGAGAAACTTAGCCATTTATGTGTATTAGTTAAGAGTTTCTAAAATACTACCAATGAATTTCAAATTGGATGCATTACTACCAGATAAGACTAACTTATCTCCACTTTCCAAGACTAACTTTCCGGTAAGAAGATTTGCAGTATCATTTGCCGAGATTGGATATTGTTTTAACATTTCTGTAGTAACTGCTACTCCAACTACACTTCTTTGATGTGATAATGAAACATCATACGAAGATGCCCCAATATTTGCGACTTGAGCTAAAAGAACAACACCAGTATAACCAATAGGTGCGGTATATACTGTTGTTGGACTTGTTGATACAATCCCAACAACTGTTTTAAATACATTAAGTACTAGAGCCATTTGGTTATTCTCCTCCGAGTGCTAAAATAAATGGAGTCATTGCAGAAAATAAACTCTTTGAATAAAAACTACCAGAAATAGTTCCGGTTTGTTGATTAATCACAACACCATCACCAATACGAAAATTACCTGATTGGTCTGTTGATGTGAATACAACCAGACCACCATTTTTCATATCAATTTCATTTTCTTGAATTGTAACTCCACCTTGATTAGGAAGAGCACCATTAATATTAGTTCCAGAACCAATGTATTCCAAAGAATGACCCGATGCTAATACTCGACTTTGCTTAAAGAAAGGAACAGTTGAACCAAGACCAACTGCATAAGGAACATTATCATTCACCGTAATCGTGCAAATACCACCAGATATTGGTGTTGACCTTAATATAGAATAATAAGTTGGAATTAGATTTGCAGTTCCTGTTGCAGTATTAATTCCAGAGTTTGGTGATGCAAAAGTTACTGTTGGTATTCCTGTATATCCTCTTCCATTAGAAACCATTTCCACAGAAGTCACAGAACCATTTGTAACTTCACCTACGGCAGTTGCAGAAACTCCCCAAGGTTCACTTGGGTCACTAAAAGTAATGTCTACATTTTGAGTATAACCAGTTCCACCAGAACCAATAGTCACACTTCCAACAGTATAATAAAGTTTATCAAAATACACTACCTGACCATCATAAGGTCTTGTGGTATTTATTTTAACAGTTCCACCAGAATTATAGGTATGCGAAAGTGTAGAAACTCCAACATAAGCGGAGAAACTATTTGCGGCACCAATAGCAGCAACCTCAAAGATATATCCAAAGTTTCCAGAAGGAAAAGTAGAAATTCCAGGTCCAGAAGGACAGGTAAATCCAAGTCCGGCAATTGAAACACCCATTCCAACATTAAAGTTGTGATTTGTGGTCGTGGTAATTGTGATAATTCCAACAGTATTATTATAGACAGCAGTCTGTATTCCAAGTGTTGGAACATTTAAATTCAAAACAAAAGTATCACTATCGGCTGCTGCGGCAGTTGTAATGATACCGGTATATTTCTTTGGACCAACACCATCGGCAACTAATCCATAATTACCAAATGATGAGTTAGAGTTCGTTAAATCACAAGCAGAACCAGAACCACAGAAAATAGCAATATCATCACAAATAGTAAAAATAGAAACTAACTGGGCATATCCTTCATTTGTAATTGAAACTCCAATACCACCTTGATTATATTGAGTATAAGAGTCCACAACCATCGACTTTAATGGTCCTATTGCCTTGGAACCATCAATCTTCATTCCAATACTATTTGGAATAAAGTTAGTGCAGTTCTGAACATAAGGAGACTGATTAAAATATCCAACTTGACTTGGATTAAATGCAAAGATTGCCTTACCAGAATTTAATGACCCAGTAAAGGACATTTCTGCAATATAATCACCATTTGCAACATAAAACAAATCTTGATTTGCATTCTGTGGTGATACTGATACTTCTCTTAAACTATCACCAATAATTGAGACTTGTTCTGGAATAATAACTGGGTTATTTTCTACATAAGATCCAGCACTAACTTTAATAACAGTTCCTGTTCCTGCTGCTGCGATTGCTCCTGCGATTGTTGCTTTTGCGTCTCCAAGTTTTCTTCCTGTGTTTGTATCACTTCCATCTTTCGTAACATAAAGAATATTTGTAACTGTTGTACCGGCACCAAGTCTTACAACATCAGTACCTATACCACTTCTTTCTCTTGTAGTATAAAGTTCTGCATCATAAGTATTAAGTGCTAATTCGCCTAACTGTAAATCTGCAACTACCGGTTTCTTGCCCGGTATCGCAGACCTTTTAATTCTAAAAGGAGTTGCCATTGATATTCATTCTCGGTATATACCATTAAAAACAGAACTTATATAAGTCCTTTTGTTTATTTATAAATCTTCTTCTTGAATAACAATTTGAAGTGCTTCAATAGCTCCTTGATGACGAATAAACTGTTCTTTTTTAATATTAAAATCTCTTTCAAGATCCAAAAGTTCTTGTTGCAGTTTTGATGACTTTTCAATCAAAGTATCAAGCATTTCTTGTGGTTTCATATGTATATAAAATAACTATGATTTTATTTAGGATTGTTGGTCTTGGGTCTTTTTCATAATCTCATCAAACTTTTCATTCATCCACGTTTCTTCATTTTCTTTCCATTTTCCTACAGGACAACTATCTAATGCAAAGGAAACTTTAGCAGGAAGAAAACATCCGCAATGTTTACATTTAGTTTGAGTATCATCATACCATTCACAAGTTTTACAAGTTTCTAATCTTTGTGCTTGTACTTCGGCAGAAACTATAAGTCCTCCACCTTGAAGTGCATTTTTAATCAAATCAAAACTAAACTTAGCTAAGTTTTTTCCTTGTTCTGGTAAAGAAGGATATTGATTTTCAGTCATTATAACATTTTAAAGTTCGTTTTATTTATTATCAGTTAGTTGTTGCTGGATCTCCTATATTTTTTGTTCTTCCGCCTACTGTTCCACCAACACCTCCATTTAAATTATCAATTCCGTTAATATAATATCCAACAAGTCCTCTTATTCCAACTGGAAGTTCTCCGGCAAGTCCGCCAGAACCACTACCTACATTTCCGGATGCTCCAGTATCACCAGTATTTCCTTGTGACCCATTAGAACCATCGGCACCAAGACCTCCGCCAGTTCCACCAGTCCCACCGGTTCCCCCATTTCCACCACTACCAGCATTTGTACCTCCAGCAGCACCAGCAGCACCAGCAGCACCAGCAGCACCACCCGCAGCATTTTGGGCGTATCCTTGTCCTACACCACCATTTCCACCATTTCCGCCTTCTCCTCCGTTTCCTCCTGTTGTATCTACTGTAGCATATTCATTATTTGGGCAACCTTGCTGACTACCACAACATTGTGCGTTGTAAATTTGACAAGCTGCCGTTCTTCCAGGACTTGGAGCGCCAAAAAAGCACAAATTAAAATTACTAGTGCATGTTCCTGCATTTGGAAAAGATTGACTAACCAAATAAGTATTACTACCAGAACCACCTTGACCGCCAGTACCACCTTTGGTTCCAGCACCGCCGCCACCGCCGCCAGCATAAATGCTTCCATTATTTGTAATACTTACCGTACCACCAGTTCCTTTATTATTAATAATAATAGCATTTCCGCCCTTTCCGCCATTTCCGCCATTTGCTATTCCACCAAGACCACCAGCACCTTGAATGGAACCATTATTTTCTAATACAAAAGCACCAACAACTCCAGCCGTAATGCTAAGTGCTGCAGCACTAGGATTGGTTGAACCAACCACAACACCACCATTAATTACTAATCTCTTTCTTACACTTCTTGTCCAATCAGTTGACCCAAAATAACTTTGAGCATCTGCATTTGTTGTATTTGAAGTAATATATTTTACGATTTCTGGTTCTTCTGGTACTGTTATAGTTACACTAGAAGTTGCAGTTTGACCTTCAAGACCATTAAGTACAATCGTATAAGTTTTTGACTGTGTAAGATTACCAGTACTAACACTTCCGCTTGTGCTAGAACCAGCAAAATTATCAGTAGAACTATTCACACTTGTAGCATTACTAGAACTCCACCTCAAAGTCGTTGAACCATTATATGAAATATTTGTACTATCAGCAGTTAATGATACTGTTGGTACTGGTGGTGCAGCTACATTTATCGTCACACTTGATGGTGATGATACTTGTCCTTCTACGCCATTTACTCTAATCGTATAAGTTTTTGACTGTGTAAGATTACCAGTACTAACATTACTTCCGCTTAGATTACTTCCAGCAAAATTATCAGTAGAACTATTCACACTTGTAGCATTACTAGAACTCCAAGATAATGTTGTTGAACTATTATAAGCAATACTATTACTACCAGAACTTAATGATACACTTGGTGCTGGTGGTGGATTTATATTTACTGTTACCGTATTTGATGTGACTGTTGCTGGTGGTGAATATAATGTATTTGCAGTTGCTGTAAATGATCTAGAACCACCACTAGCACCTCCATTTAAATTTCCAGTAGATCTACTACCACTTGCATCATTAACATTTCCAATATTAGTAATATTAATTGGACCACTAATATTTTGTGAAGTCCAACTAATCGTTGATGCTGTATTATAATCCACCGTACCTGGACTTGCACTTAAAGTAATAGTTGCAGTATAAGTTCTAGATGTAATACTCCAAGTATCACTTACAGTTGATGTAACAGGACTTGCTAAATTTGTAGTATCAGTTCCAGTTACACTAAATGTAGTAGAAACTGTTTGTGCATTTCCTCCTGCATTCATACGCAACTGTATCTGGTCTCCATTTATAACTGAAAAATTTCCAGTTCCATAATCTCTTACTACCGTTCCGCCTCTTGTAACTTTAAATTGAGCGCTATTTCCACTAATACTTGCAGTTCCAATATCATTTGTTCTTGGTGTTTGCCCAGAAGGAACATTAGACATTCCACTTAAAGTTATTACATTACTTTCTACATTAGTTCTAAATGGTGGATCTACATCTGTTTGATCGGTAAAACTAAATGCATTAGGTATTCCATCTTCTGGGCGATTTCTTGTAAGAATAGTATAAGCATCACTTCGTTTTCCAACAGTTAATGATACAGTATAAGTTGTTTCATAGTCAGTTGGTGTAAATTTAATTGATATTGATTGATTGTTTTTTACATATTGTGGTGTAGAAGTATATGCACTTCCATTTACAGATATTGTAGCACCAGAACTTGGTGTTACTTTTGCTTTATAGTTAATACCAGTAATTGTAGTTGTTCTTGTGATTTCTGCATCTATTTCTACATCTGTAACATCTGCACCAATTGAAAACACATCAGGAAGTGTATCAATATTTCCTCTATAAGAATAATAAGAAACTAAACCAGTAGAACCTAAAAGTGGAGACATTTAGTATCAAGCCTTATATTGTGATTGTGATGCAATTACAGTAAATGTAGCACTAGCAGTTTTTATAATCACATAGGTATAAACATCAATACCATTTACATTTCCAGATGTTGGTGTGACTTCACCATACCATTTTGGCGTGACTGCATTTCCATCTATTGTAATTGCTGTATTATAATATGCAGTTGACCCTTGTGTAGTTAAGATTGCAACAGTAATTGACTCTCCTACTGAAAGGAATGTATTTAACGAAGTAGAAGAATTTGCACGGAAATTAAATGTAAAGTTTCCTGATGTATTTGCAGTATAAAGATAAACATTATTTGCAATTAAATCAATATTATTAGAACCAGTAAGAGCAGAAGCACTTATAGTTACACCTTCAGTCAATCCATTCGCTTTAATGGATGAAGTAATTCTATTTGCTGTAAAGTCACCAGAAGCATCACGAGCAACTAATGTACTTCCAGTATTAGAACTTGTAGCATTTGTTGCAATCGTAACCGCAGTAGAACCATTATAAGAAGTTCCAGACAAATATGTCCCAAATGTTAATGTTGCAAGATTACTTCCAAGTGAAATACCAGAAATCGTAGGAGTTGCTAGATTTGCATTTGTAATACCAGCAGACCCAGAAAGATTAGTATTCGTGAGACCTGTGATAGTATTTGAACCAGCAGCAATTGATTTATTTGTTAAAATATCTGTTGTATTTTTTGCAACTAATGTATCAGTTGTAGCAGGTAATGTAAGAATACCAGAAGCAACAGCAGATGCTCTTAATGTTGTAATTCCAGATGTAGAACCAGTAAATCCAGCACCGATAGTTCCTCCAAATGTTGCTGATGTAATACCAGTTACATTTAAATTGCTGGTAGTAGTCATACCAACAACATTTAGATTTCCAATTGACGAAATACCAATATTTAATTGACCGGCAAAAGTAGAAAGTCCAGTAAATGTAGAATTAAATGAACTTTGAACTGTCAGTTTTGCATTTGTAAATGTTGCCGCAGTACCAGTAACTTCTAAATTATAAAGTTGTGAAATGCCCTGTACGTGTCTTTGCGTATAAGCAGTTGTAATTCCACCACTTGCATTTGTTCCAGGAAAAGTAGCTCCATTATAAATTGTAATACCTTCAAATGCAAGACTTGAAAAAGTTTGTTGTGCTGCAAATGTTACATTTCCAGTCACATAAAGATCTTTAACTAATGCTTGCCCATTCACTTCAAAAAGTTGAGTACCATTAAAAACTGATGTTGTTTCACCAATTCCCAATTTATCCATTCTATAGTAACCCAAATCCTTTTGAGAACTGATTACTCCAAATCTTCTCCAATCTCCATTAATATAAATGTGACCAAGATAACCACCTAGTTGTGGTGTTCCAGATAATGAAATATCACCAGTACGAGCACCAGGAATATCAGCAGTAGTTGGTGTAGAAATACCAACAGTAATTAATTTTGATTGTGCCGTATTTCCCTTAATGTATAAGTTTTTAACTTCAACACCAGCAGCAGCAGTACTTGTAACTTTTTGTGTAAAATTAACTGGACCATAAAATTGTGAAGTTTGATTATTATTTTCTCCACCCTCTACCGTAATACGATCTCTTACCACCAAATCATCATATATACCACTTAATCTTTTTGTGCTATCTGTATTTGCATCATCGCCAGTATATGTAAATACAGGTGCATCAAATATTTCTTCTTCGCCAGTTACAGAAATAAGTTTTTTTGCACCAGAATAAAATTCACCATTATCATTCATTCCAGTATAAACAATTGTTCCGCCATCTTGTTCTCTAGCTTGCGAAGCAATAACTTCATCTCCACTTAATATTCTATCTTGCTTTTGAGGCATACCAGTTGAATAGTTACCTGGACCAAATCCAAGATACTCAAATGTATGACCTGATGCACGAAGATAAGACGGACGATGAAATTGAATTGGAATTACTCTTATTTTCTTTGCAAGTGTTCCGTTATCATATGCAGCAGCAATTGTACCAAACTGACCACGAAGTACATTAGTACAAGCATCATTTTGTATACGCAAAACTTCTGCATTAATTTGCAAATAATCTCCTTTCGAAAATCCACCAATAGATGCAAGAGTAATGGATGTATCAGAAGCACTTAATGCGACAGAAATTGTAGTGCTGATACCTGCATAAATGTAAGATATACGTCCTGCAAGATTAATTTCTCCTTCACCAACAGAAAGAGCATTTGCTGCAATTCCTTGTCTTAGTACATATCCATTACCATTATATACTTCTGTTGATGTTAAATTACCAACATTAAATGTAAATGTATTAATTCCTACAACTTCTTTAACTGTAAATGAACTATCAAAAATAGTTTTTCCAGTACCAACAATTGAAAACTTATTTCCAACAATAAGACCGTGAGAACTTGTTGTAGTAACAGTTGTAATACCAGTTCTAATATCAGAAAAAATTAAATTCGATATTGAAGAACCTTTACCTACAACAGATACAAAAGGTGATTTTCCGTCTGTTCTAGATACAAATGCTGTTACATTATTTGGATTATAAACAGTAATTGATTTTGCATTAGGAACCGCAGTAATTCTAAACACACCATTATATCCTTCACTTGCAAATCCTACAACTTGTAATGCATCATTTACATTATTGTTTATGGAAGTTACATCTACAACAGCAAGAGATGTTCCTCCTGATACCGTCATCGTATTTCCAACACCATAAGCAGCACCACCATCTACAATTTCAACTGCTGAAATTCCACCACCACCACCTAAAGTTGCTTTTACCGAACCATTTTTTCCTACAATTGAAACATTTACAAGTTCGGCAGAATAAAGAGTAGTAGATCCATAACCAGAACCACCACTAGTTAATGATATAGTTTTAATTGAATTTAGATTGTGTTCTCTATCTGTAAAGAACGTAACCGCAGTTCCACTTGCAATTGCTCCTGTAATTGCATATCCAACAGTATTTTCTTTTAAAAATGTATTAATTGCTTCTTTTGTAACTGAATTTCTTTTATCATCAACATTTACAGTACCAAGAGGTTTAACATTTCCATAAGAAGATGTTTCATTTGGATCAGAGTTATAATTATCACGATCCATTTGAGGATAAAGATTTCTTACATCCTGATTGAAATTTTTAAGACTAATACCATATCCAACATTTGCAAGTGATGGCGAAACATCCGAGCTCATCACAGTTAAATGATAAATTCCATCCTGACCGGAAATAGAAGAACCAGGAATATGCTTTTTGATTTCGTCTATTCGGTAAACGAAGAATGTATTTTCGTATCTTTCACGATAAACTCTTGGAAGTGCAGCAACTTGTTGATTTGTTGTTCTTTGATTTGTAATATTTGTAAATGATCCAGGATTTGTAGAAATTCCAGCAATTGCAAAAGTTTTTGAACCTGGAATTGACGAAATCTTAAATGAACCATTATAAACAGAAGAAGCAGTTCCAACTGGATTATTGCTACTTTTGATGTTTTGTATTTTTACAATATCACCAGTTTTAAAATTATGTGGAAGTTCGGTTGTAATGGTGATTGTATTTGAAGAATATGAAGCATTCGTAATAATCTTTGGATTTCTTAAATCCAAAGGACTAGAAAGACCACCAGTTAAAATACTTGCACTTCCAATTCCAGTTGTACTGGTTTCTTGAATAATATATCCAGCAACAGGAGGACGAGCATTTGTTGCTTCTTTTGGTATCACATACCGCATCTTATAAACACGATCCGAAAGAGAACGATTATCTAATTTTCTTTTGATAAATGTAGAACCACTTTCTAATCCAAGACCAGTTGTACCAAGACCTACAATTATAGAATAAATTGTATTATCTTGTGTAGAAGAACTATTAATATACCAAGATGATACTGCCGTATCATATTGAATTGGATATCCAACTTCTCCTGGTTGTTTATCTGTTGCCGAACTAACTATTCTTAAATTTCCGCCAAGATTATTAATTCCACTAATTGTTCTTGGTGTTGCAGCAATTGCATCATTATATGTTGGAGAAATTTTAATTCCATTTGCTGATCCAGTTGTACTTACATAATAAACTTTATTTAATTCAATATTATTTGGTGCTTCTGCATTATCACTAAAAACTCTAATCTTTTCTCCATTATAAAATTTATGATTACTAGTTAATGTAAAAATATTATTTGAAATGCTATTAATTCCTGCATTTCTTCCAACAACAAAAACTTTTTTAGAACTAAATGTAGTTCCATCAGGTGATTGCATTAAAATTGGAGCAGAATATGCCGAAAGTGAAGTACCCACAGTTACAGGTAAATTCAGCATATCTCCTTGCTTTGCGCCAACACGATAACTATCAATTTGATGAGGTGGAGCAATTTCTCGGTTTTTATATCCAAACAAATATAAACGAGAAGGATTTGCAACTGATATTGTTTGTTCTACATCTAATGATAACCAAGTGCTTTCGGTTTCTGCTGTAGTGACTTCCCTTGGTGGAATAATGTGTGTAATATAACCTTTATTGTCCCTATCAAAAGAATCAACACGAAATCCAACCGACTCTAATGATATTGCGCCAAAGTTGGAATTTGAGTTTGTGATAGACATATCGCCACCACTTTCGGCAACAAAATGTCTTGCAAATCCAATTGCAAATACAGAAACTACCTGTATAATTGCACCATTTGATGCCCTGATATGATAGTTTTCGAATGATGGTTTATATATTGAATAAGAATGAGTATGTAATGGTGAATACTCCGATTCATCATTATTTTTAAATGACTTGCTACTATAATCATATTCAATATATGCATTATCATCTTTCTGTAATGATATACCAGTATATTGAGCAACAACCATAGATTTAAATCCAGTAGCTTTGCTACCATCCGCCCACATTCCACACATTCCATAAACTGATCTTAAAGAGCAGTTAAAAATATAAGGAGATGCAGAAGATACACTATCAACTTCTACAATAATTTGAGAATTTTGTAATTGTGTATTTGGATCTGGTAAAGGAACTACCGGAGAACTTGTTGCATTATATGTAAATGTTGTAAGTCCAACAACATCTTTTACCGTAAAAGATCCATTATAAACACCAGTATCTATTCCAACACCACTTACCAAAAATGGAGTATCAGCATATAAACCGTGTTCTGTAGATGTATCTACCGTAATTATTTGCGATGAGGTATTTCCATCACCAGCACGAATACTTGTAATACCAATCGCATTTGCATTTAAGTTACCAACAATACGATATTCGTCTACTGATGGTTCAAAATCATTACCAGTTGGATAATCCGCAAGTGGTCTTCCTGATGCAGTTCCATACATCAAAGCCAATTTATAATAATACATTTGAAGGTCAGTTAGACCCGTTCCAGTAGATCCTATTTTGACTTCGTTTACACCATCAGCATATGCAAATGCTGTTAACTTATGATGTGAAAAAGTAGGAACAAATGATGTATTATTATAATTTTTATAAACACTTCGGTTTACATCACCATCAAAAAATGTAAATGTACTAAAATAACAAGTACCAGTTACATTAAAAATAGAAGAATTATCAATATAATCATCTAATGGATCTGGAATAAAAAGTGGACGGATTTTTGTTTTTCTTAAATCTAATCCAATAATTGAGGTGCCACGAGATATAATGATACCACCAGAAGAAGAATTTGCCTTATAAAGGTCATTTGAAGCACTAAAAATATCTGTATTGAATGAAGATCCCAGTTCAGTAATTGATGCACCACTCGTAGTCCAAGTTGCACCAGAACCCGAACCAGTTCTTTGATAAAGAACCGCACTTGAATTTAAAACATATCCAGGACGATTATCAATATAATGTGTGCCTGGATATACAAGAATTGTAGTCTTATCAATCTTATCATTATTTCTTCCTGATTGATAAGAAAATCTTGCAGACTCAATTAATGCTCTTTGAATAGATTTGAAAGGTCTCGTTAACGAATTGCCTTTATTCTCATAACTATCAGTTGCATCAAAATCTGATGGATTTACATAAAGAATATTTCCTTCAGCATTCTTTAGGAAGTTTTCTAATCTTGATAACGGCATCGTTTATAAACACAGATATTTCTTCTGTCTTATTTAGACACTATATATTTTTTTATATTATCTTACAAGTTCACCACGAAGTTCAGCAAGTTTTGCAGTTGCAAGTGACTCCACACAAGTCCAATAAAGTTCACCACTTACAATATTCTCATCTGCAAAATGTTCTGCTACATCTTCTTGCAGTTCTTGAAGTTCGGCCAAAACGTCTCGGGTAATCATCATAATGGTTTGGAAGGGTCGTCTTACCCATCCATCATAGCACGGACTGGGTGTGGTGTCAAGGAGAAGGGGACAGTGGCCAGACTGGACTCTTTGGGTCTATCGTATTTGAAGGTGCATCTCGTAATGCCTGACGATATATTTTCCATTCTTCTTTTTGTTGTAAATTTAGTGGACTATCATTTCCTTGCGTCCAATCCGATTGCGAAAGTAGAAAATCTCTTTTATTTCTCAATTCTTTCCAATAATCTCTGGATGCCTCCCTCAATTCTTCTTCTGCTAATTGCTCTCTCAGTCTTCTTTGCTTTTCTGCATCAAAAATTTCAAGTGCTTGTTCGTAAATTCCAAGTTCTTCAATTGTTTCTTTGGGTGCATTCTTATATTCAATATAACCCGCATCATCATTCCAAATGACTGCATGAACATTAGAAGGAACCCAAGATAGGTCTTCCTTGATATTCAAAAAACTTTCATCATCCAATCTAATAAATTTTTCCGATACGATAAAGATTAATTTCATTCTACATCTCCAGATTTTAGTACATTTTGAATATTTTCAGAAAGTATATTATTCGCAATCATTCCTGGTTGAATTGATTGAATATAAAGTTGTTGATTTTCTTGATTTCCTTTTACTACCTCATTACGAAAACTTTCAACAGCAGCACCTGTTGACCTTTGTTGTTGTGAATTTTCAATTAATAAAGTAGGCATCCAAGTAATCGCACATCCCCACTCATCTACTGGTTCGCCTGTATTTGGGTTCATACCACGAATTTGAGTAAACCAAGAGCACTGAATACCTATACAATCTTTTTTAATTAGTGGGCAATATTTTCCTTGTTCGAGTTTCATAAATTAATTAATTCTTGCTGCATATTATAACATCAATATACTGAACTGCAAAGTCCATAGATGCACCAGCAGTACCATTATTGTTGACCGTAATGGTGTGACTGTGGGAACCTCCAGACTGAGTTGTAAAATCGTGATAGTGATCATTAGACATTCCAGCAGTAGTTCCACCGTGTTGGTGGTTTGCACTCTGTCCACCAGTTCCTCCATCATGTGAGTGGCCATTATGAGTATCTACAATTTGAGAACCACCTTGAATAATCGTATGAGTTCTACCACCTCCAGCTTGCTCTATGTTAGCTTGAACTACCATTCCTGGTGCGGAAGATTGCGGTACTTCGATGTTGGGAACTTCATTCAGTAGATGGGTATGAGAACCACCACTATTAGTGATGAATGAGTGACTATGATCTGCGTTTTGATTGCCAGTCGTAAAAGTATGAGTATGATTTGCGTTTTGATTATTTGTAGGTCCTGAGTGTTGGTGACCACCGTGAGTATCAGAACTTGCAGAGTGATTGTGTTCTGGTAGTGGAACACCTCTACTTGCAAATACAGAAGTAAATGAGGAAGAACCACCAGAACCTCCACCAGTTCCAGAAACAACTCGTAATGCTTTATTATCGTGAGATGTAGATTTCGTCCAACCAGTTGGTGCTGATGCCTGATAGAATACTATAGTAGTACCAGAAGAAAATTCAGATGCACTTATAGTAATATTAGCACTACCATTAAATGATACTCCATTAATGGTTCTTGCGGTTTGTAGTACTGTTGCAGTTGCAGCATTACCTGTGCAAGAAGCAGAGGAACCAGTAGTATTTTGATTTAAAGTTGGGAAGGTACAGTTCGCAAGGTTTCCTGATGAAGGTGTTCCTAATGCTGGAGTTACAAGTGTTGGACTTGTTGCAAATACAGCAGCACCAGTACCAGTCTCATCGGTTAATGCTGTTGCTAATTGTGCTGATGTAAAAGAACCCAATACTGCTGCATTACCAACAGATGTTACGTGTCCTGTTAAGTTTGCATTAGTGGTTACATTAGATGCTGTACCAGTTAATGCTCCAACAAATGTAGTAGCAGTCACTACACCAGTAACTATTACATCACCAACAACGTGAAGTTTTGATGTTGGATTTGTTGTTCCAATTCCAAGGTTACCAGAAACATAAGAACCACCAGTAACCTGAAATGTTTGCGATGCTGTTCCTGTTTTTGTTGTGGTTCCTACTACAAGTTCTCCAGTTCCAAAGAGTGATGCGATATTTGTGGTTCCTGCATACCATTTGAATTGTTGAGAAGTAGTAGGAACACTAGACCATAAAGTGCTACTTTCAATACCAAAACCATAATCTGCAGAACTTGCACCAATACCATCATATAAAACAATTTTAGTTCCAACACTTCTTGTTGTAAATGCAGGAGCAGCAACACCAGTTGTACCAAAAGTAATCCAATTATTTGTTCCACCATTAAATGTTAATTGAGCAGAAGTCGTTGAACCATTACCATTTAATGCTAAAAATCTTGTAGTAACAGTATTTGTTGTTTTAGCAAAAGTAAAATCAGCATCTCCTGCAAATGCCCCACCATCGTTAAACTGAACTTGAGTATCTGCACCAGCAGCAGCAACAGAAGAAGCATTAATACCTGTAATGCTTGTATTAGATGCTGCTGTTAATCTTCCTTTAGAATCTACAGTAAAAGTAGCAACTTGAGAACCAGAACCATAAGAACCTGCAGTAACTGCAGTAGTTGCTAAAGTACCTGTTCCTGTTACATTTCCTGTACCATCAAATGCTGGACTTGTATAACTTAAATCACCTGTAATTGCTATAGTTCTTGCTGTAGTTAGCTTATCTGCTTGAGCAACAGTAGCAGCACTAAAGTTAACTCCAGTAGTTGTAATACCAGTCACCAAACCTTTAGCATTTACAGTAATCTGTGGAACAAAAGTACTAGAACCAAAAGTACCAACATTTGAATTTACAGTTGCTAAAGTACCTGTTCCTGTTACATTTCCTGTACCATCAAATGCTGGACTTGTATAACTTAAATCACCTGTAATTGCTATAGTTCTTGCTGTAGTTAGTTTAGTTGCAGTATCTGCATTACCAGCAATAGTACCAGTAATAGTAGTAGCATAAACATTAGACCAGGGATTTGCAACACTACCCAAATTCCTACTTCCACTTGGAATAATATTACTATCAACAGTTGCACCAAAAGAAACTTTATCAGTATTAGCATCACCTAAAGTTACATTACCTTGAAATGTCGAAATCCCAGTAATATTTAAGTTAGTACCAGTTAAGTTTGTTATGGTTCCATTCGTATAAGTAACACCAGTACCAGTTAGGTTTGTTATAGTTCCAGCAGTACCAGTTAGGTTTGTTATAGTTCCATTCGTATAATTAAGATTAGTACCACTTATAGTTGTTACAATTCCAACATTAATATATCCATTAGTTACATAAAGATTAGTTGAATTTGAATTTGTATAAGTGATAGAACCAGCACTTAAGTTTGTAAAAGTTCCATTCGTATAAGTAACACCAGTACCAGTTAGGTTTGTTATAGTTCCATTAGTACTATTAAGAGTTGTTATAGTTCCAGCAGTACCAGTTAGGTTTGTTATAGTTCCATTAGTACTATTAAGAGTTGTTATGGTTCCAGCAGTACCAGTTAAGTTGGTTATAGTTCCATTAGTACTATTAAGAGTTGTTATAGTTCCAGCAGTACCAGTAAGATTTGTTATAGTTCCATTAGTACTATTAAGAGTTGTTATAGTTCCAGCAGTACCAGTTAAGTTGGTTATAGTTCCATTCGTATAAGTAACTGCGGTTCCAGTTAGATTTGTTATAGTTCCACTACCACTCACAATAAGGCTTTGTGAAGTAAGATTAGTTGCTGATGTAACACCTAAAGTGCTTATACCACTTACATTTAATGCTGTTAAATTTCCAGTTCCTCCATTTACATTTGTAGCAACAGTAGCAGTATCAGCATTACCAATAATTTGACCCACAAATGTATCTGCATAAACTTCATTAAATTTATACAAAACATTTCCAATATCATAAAAACCACTACTACCAGGAAGTATATCTCCATAAAATGTACTAATACCACTTACAACAAGGCTTTGTGAAGTAAGATTAGTTGTACTAGTAACACCTAAAGTGCTTATACCACTTACATTTAAAGTTTGTGAAGTAAGATTAGTTGCTGATGTAATACCTAAAGTGCTTATACCAGAAACTCTTAGTGTTTGTGAAGTAAGATTAGTTGTACTAGTAACACCTAAAGTGCTTATACCACTTACATTTAAAGTTTGTGAAGTAAGATTAGTTATACTAGTAACACCTAAAGTGCTTATACCACTTACATTTAAAGTTTGTGAAGTAAGATTAGTTATACTAGTAACACCTAAAGTGCTTATACCAGAAACTCTTAGTGTTTGTGAAGTAAGATTAGTTGTACTAGTAACACCTAAAGTGCTTATACCACTTACATTTAAAGTTTGTGAAGTAAGATTAGTTATACTAGTAACACCTAAAGTGCTTATACCACTTACAACAAGAGTTTGTGAAGTAAGATTAGTTGCTGATGTAACACCTAAAGTGCTTATACCAGAAACTCTTAGTGTTTGTGAAGTAAGATTAGTTGCTGATGTAACACCTAAAGTGCTTATACCAGAAACATAAAGATTTGTGATTGTGGCTAATCCGCTTATATTAACAGTTCCAATAACATCTAGAATATCTCTGGGTAATGTACTTCCAATACCAACTCTATTGGTACTTGGGTCATAAACAAAACCAGTTGCACCATCAACTAAACCAGATGTATTATGATATTGCACTTGAGTATAAGTTCCACCAGCACCAGCACGAATAGAGCTTTGATTGTTCCATTCTAATCCACCAAAATTATTTTTAACTAAAACTTGCTGATTTACTCCTGGTTGATTATTATAATCATATATCGTTCCTCTTATTCTTATATCACCATTTACATCCAGTTCTTGTGTTGGAGAAGATGTTCCTATACCAACCAATCCAGTTGGTTTAATGGTAAATATTGTTCCACCACTTCCAACATTTAGTCCATTTCCAATCGTTAGTATTCCAACAGAACTATTAAAAACTAATTTTGTTGATGTTGCAAAATCTCCAAGATCTTTAAATAATACTTCTCCATTATTTCCCGGAGGTGATATTGTTATATTAACATTTGGTGGATATGGTGGTCCGGCATATGGTGCCGTTACATCAATTGCATTTCCAATAAAAACTAATTGTGTTGTGCTACTAAGCCCACCAACCAATCCCGATCCAATATTTTCATTATAAACAGTAATGCTTCCTGGTATAATACCACCTTGATTTGGAATCCAATAACGTTCTCCAGCAATTCCAGTCGTAACAATCATATATTGTTGACCCGGAGGGACAGGTTTTGCTCCAATAGAAGACGGTCCAACCAAAGGATCTCCAAGATTTGGTTCTGCCTGTTCTAAACCAAGAAATTCATATCTATCAGATGTTATATCTGATTGAGGTGTTCTTTCAACTCTTCCGCTTAAATATTTTTTAGACATAATTATGCGGCAATATTATTTTCTAAAATACTACAAATAAATTCCATTTGAAGTGGTCCAACTAATCCACCACTTACATAAGTATGAGCGAATCCAATTGGTCCAGTATTTGTAACAAAAATAGTAGAACTAGTAACACTAGACACAGTAAATGCAGATTGCGGAGATGGAAAAATAGTTGTTGTAATTCCACTACTTCCGGGAGAGCAAGTAAAGGCAAGACCACTCATCGTGATTTCACTACCAACTGAAAAATTATGATTGGTTAGTGTAGTAATAGTAGTAATACCAGTATTAAAATCATATAAACAGTTCGTAATGCTAGTAATACCAGACTGAACTCCTACAATTACAACGGAATCTGAAATTACAGCATTTCTTTCCAAAACTAATCTTCCATCAATAATAATTAAACTATCATTTGGAAGTACTTTTGCTTCTTTGATAATTCGATTATTTCTAATATATCCAGTCTTATTTGTTTTTCTTCGATGTGTAAATGAAACTTTTGGAAAAGTAGATGCTGCCGCAACATTTGATACTTGCGCATAAAGAATGATTGACGACCTTCCGGTTGGAGTTGCATATATTACTTGTTCTCCAGGAGCAACCGGAACTGCAATTGTAATAAATTTATTGACTGGTGCAATCGCCATTTTTTTATCTCAGTGCAAGTATTAAAGGTGTAACTTCTGCTTGAATTGCTTTACTAAAATCTCTTCCAGTAATTGTTGCCGTAGCCTGATTGATTTGAATACCTTCACCAATATTAAAATTACCTTTTTGGTCGGTGCTTGTAAATGGTACTTGTCCACCATCAATTGCAACAACCTCATTTGCTTTAATTGATACGGCACCCTTTAAAGGTGTTGAGATATTTATATCAGTACCAGAACCAATATATTCAAATGAATGTCCACTTGTTAGAATACGACTAATTCTACGCATTTCAACAGCATCATTTGCATATACAATATAAGGAATAAATTCATTCAAAACAATTGTCGTTGTAGTTCCAATACCAACCGTAAATGTTGGAAGGGAGGATTCACTTACTGTAAAATAAATTGGTTCCATCTGAGCTGTCAAATCATTTGTTGAAGTGCCATTAATTCGAACTCCTATATTTTGACTAGGAAGATAATTTCTTCCGCTATCTATAATATCAACAGAAGTAATTGAACCCAAACCACTAATTGTTGGAGACACTTCGGCAATAATACCTTCAGGTCCTAATGGGAGAACATCATTTGTTGCAGTATCAAAAATAGTAATATCAGGAGGAGATGCCTCACTATAACCAGAACCACCATTTACGACAGTAATAGATTTTAATCTTTTTAAAGGTGCAGTAATAATTCCAACTTGGCCAGTATTATAATTTGAAAGATTTATTTTAAACCATAGTGCCTGACCATCATATGGTCGTCTTGATGAAATCCCAACATTATCAGTTACATTCTTAAATACAACTCTATCTGCTTCAGCATCGGTTGTAGTATTCACTTGAGATGTAAATTCAGTTGCACCCAGACCAACTGCATATAGTCCATAATTACCAAATGAGGAGTTAGAGTTAGTAAGGTCACACTGACCACCAGTATCACAATAAATTGCAATATCACAGTTAATTGTAAAAATAGAAACTAACTGGGCATATCCATTATTTGTAATTGAAACTCCAATACCTGCCTCATTATATTGTGTAAATGAGTCACAGACCATAGATTTTAAATCAGCACCTATTGTAGATGCGGTTGCATGATTTCCATCAATCTTCATACCAATACTTAAGGGCATAAAATTGGTACAGTTCCTAATATAAGGACTTCTCCATCTTCCACTTGGACCTTCATTTGCAGGCCCAGGAGCGATATAACCAGATACTGATATTTTAGATGTATCTGTTGGTGGGAATGCAACTGCACCGCCACCTGGATTAGATTTTCCAGTATCACAGGCAAAGTTCATATTCTCAACCAAACATCCTCTTCTGACGTGAAATACATCCTTACCACTATTTTGAGGAACTACTGTTACTAATCTCAAATCCTGACCAGTAACAGAAACATCAGTTCTCAAACCAATTGGATTATTCTCATAATAAACACCGGAACGAACCATAATCGTATCACCGGGTTGAGCAACTGCTGCAGCTGCTGCAATCGTTAATTTTGCATCTCCTTCTGTTTTTCCACCATTATCATCATTACCATACTTATTCACCCAAACTAGATTTCTTACATCAGTTCCGGGTGGAACCCATACTACTTTACCATCTGGTTGAGTAATAGCAGGAGCAGAACCAGATCCACCTCCAATAATTGTAGTTACAATACCGGCACAAGTATAAATTGCAGAGACTACATTTGAACATCCACCATTATTTGCATTAGAATTAACAGAAGCATCATCTTGTATTGTTAAATCTCTAATTTGACGAATACTACTCACACCACTTTGGTATGATTTTGTTAGTAAAACGTTATTAATTACTTTTTGTGAAATTTGTGCGGCAGTTGTAATTGCAACGACAGTTGCTGTTTGTTGAGCACCAGATGTAATATGGATAAGTGACCCACCATTATAATAAGAAAGACCGGCACCTACAGATTGTGAGTTTCCACCCTTTGTAATGTCGAGAGTGATTGATTTTAATATTTTTTTAATATCATCTCTACAAGAACTAACTCCAGGAACCGAAAATGTTCCACTCAAATAATCGGTGCTTGTAATAAATCCAACTGCTTCTGCTGCAATAAAGTCAAGATTGAGTCTTATTAAATTTGCGGCATCAAAAAATCTATCACTAATAACTTCACCGGCAGTATTAACTCCAACTTGGCCCAATACTGTTCTTGGAGTTTTATAAAATTCTGTTTTATATCCTACATTTCGATTTGAGTCATATACTGCTTTCTGTATTAATACTTGCTTTGCAATATCCAAACCTTTAGATGGAAGATTGGTTCCAATACCAACCGAACCAATTCCGGTGGTTGTAATGACTGTTCCGGCAATTCCAACATTAAATGTTGTATTGACTGTACCCACACCAACAACATTTAAATTTCCACCTATAAATGTTGATTGTGCAATAGATGTTGCACCACCAATATTAACATTACCTTCTACACCGAGACCACCTTGAGCAATTACAAGAGCACCAGTATCTTTATTGATAGATGGTGTATTTGCAGTAAAAGATACAATACCAGCAACATATAAATCTTGTGTGATATTTGTGGTTCCAGTTACATCTAAAGCAAATGTAGGATTATTATTGTTAATACCTACATTTGAATTCCTATAGATATTTCCACCAAGAATTGGACTCCAATAATCATAAACATAAACATCTGCAATATTTGGATTTGATGGATTTACAAATGCTTGTATAGTATCTGTAGTAATTCCCAACCCATCTCCAGTCTTTAGATTGACTCCAAAAAATGATTGCCCAGCTCCAATTAGAGTCAAGTCATTATAAACAAGAATTCCTTGCGAATCTAAAGGATTAACTTGTACCCATCGAATTCCATCAACATCTCTTGAGAGATAATATCCTGTGGTTCCTGCAACATTAACCGAATCAAATATATTCTTATTAATCTTAATGCTTCCAGCAATATCTAACTTTTGCTGTGGAATGGTAGACCCAATTCCAATATTCCCATAATAAGTTGATGCTGCTCCAACAATACTTGGATTAGTAGATGCTATTGCAGTAAGTACGGTTCCGCCAATACCAATATCAAGTTTTTTTGTAATTGTTGCAACACCAACTACAAAACGATCAAAAGTTACATTATTAGTAAAGAAAACAGGTCCTTGAAATGTACTAATACCAGTATTGGTAAAACTACCATTAAATTTAATATCACCATTTACATCCAGAGTTGCTTGAGGATTATTAGATCCAATACCCAACCTATTCAATCCTGGATTATAAACAAAATTACCATTTACATAAGGTGATCTAAATTCTTCTGTTGTTTCATTTAATAAAATATAATATGGTTGATTTGTAGTGGTTCCAATACCAACTTTAACTAAATCTGGATATTCTCTTAAAAATAAAGCAAGGTCCTCACCGAACAAATCAGTTGATGTAGTAATACCAGTAATTCTATTTCTAAGAAGTATACTCATGAGAAGTATTGATTATAAGTAGGATTATTTAAAACAAATCTAACTGCATCAATTTCGGTTTTTCTTTTATTTAATTCTGCTTCTGCAAAATTATAAGAATATCGTTGAACATAAGATTTTTTTGTTTCAACTTTAATCGAATTTGATCCCACCATAATTGCATCCCTTTGACTTCTAAGTGTAACTATATCTGCTTTTAGAGCATCAACTTGTGCTCCATAAGCAGCACAAGATGTTGGGCAAGTACTTGTTTGTGTAGTATCAATATCTGGTATAAATTCACTTCCAATTCCAGAACTTGCAACAATATAAGTATCAATACCAATTCCAAGAATAGGTGAACCAACATCATTAACTATAAAAGATGCACCAGGGAAAAAAGGAATATTTAAACTATCATTTACCGCATAACCAGATCCACCATTATTTACAATTACATTTGCAACAGTTCCACCAACAGTAACTATTACATCTGCTTTTGCTCCACTACCACTACCACCTAATAAGGATCTTCCAAAATAAGATGTAATATTAGTTGCACCAATACCAGAACCAACATTACCTATAACTAATTCTAGAATAGAATTTTGATCTGCACCTACTACAAAAGTAGTAGAACCAATTCCAGAAGTAAAAGAAGTAGAACCATCAGTTCCATCAAGTTTTGCAAATGGATCAAATCCAGAATAAGATGTGTTTTCTGCATTTATACGATGTGCCTTTGCTTGTTCGTAATAATAAGTAGTACCAACACTTATCTGTATTTGATTTTCATTTTCATCCATAGCAGTAAAAACTGTACCACAACCACAAGCAGTAGCAATACCAGATACGATTGAAATATCATATATTTTTTTATTAATATCTACGGTAAGTTCTGCAATTCTTTCATCTAATTGTGATAATGGTGTTATAAGTTCACTAAGTGAAGATTGAACTGGTAATTTAATTTCACCAAGTGATACAATTTGATTTTGTATTGAATTCAGTTCTTCGTCATATTTTTGATTTAATGATTGTCTAGTCATACTTCTTCTCCTTCGTACTCAATAATTAGGGGCGAAATATCTTTTCTTGTTGCATATACAATATAACTACAATCTATTTTTCCACCGGAGTTGTTTAATATTTTTATTTTATTATTTTCTATCTTTTGAACATAAAGTTCTTGATGTAAAATATAAGAAGTCAAATGAACTGTGATTGATTTTTCATCAACCAATCCAGTCCAATAATCAGGCAAATTGATTATATTCGAATTTATCAATCTACCGCGAGTATAAACTGCATTTTCTGGTCCTTCTAAACAACCGTGCCTTAATCTATATTTTTCCTTTGTTGGATGTGGAATATCAAATAACTTAAATGGTGCCGCAACTCCACCCGCAGCAGTAAACAATCCAAGTATAGTACAAGTACCAGTTACAAGTAATGTACCATTAATCATTTTTGCAGCATTTGTAATATGAGAACCATTATTAAGTTTTACACCATTTGATATATCTGCTCCATTTTTAGTCGAAACACCATTAAAAATAGAAGCACCATTAAAGGTAGAAAGACCAAAAACATTTAAGTTGCCTAAAAGATTTGTAATACCTGTAACTTCCAAAGATACTGGAAGTGCAATTGAAATCGGTGGTCCAATCATACAAGCCGCTCTTGCTACTCCTATTTGAGCGGGCATTCCAATATAAACAGGACCATTCAAAACAGCAGTTCCTGGAAGTAATCTAGAACTAGCAGCCAAAAATGAAGTATCAACTTGCCCAACAACTAGTTTTTCGCCAACATTCGCAATTGTTAAATCAGCCATTAGTTACATATAGATTTGAAGAAATCTTTGAATTTTTTAATTGCTGCTAATACTTGTCCCAAGAGTGAAGAAGATGCCGCATCTACACCACTTGAAATTGTAGTTTGAGTACTTGCAGAAATATCAGTATAAGCGCCAGCAATATTAACTCCTTGTGCCGCTGCGATTGTTGCAGCGCCACTCGATTGGACTTCTACATTTGGACCACTTATTTTTACAATTTTAGAACCTTGAATTGTTACTTCTCCTTCTGATCCATCAACACCAATAATGCGAATATTCTTTGCTTCAAGAATAATAGTTCCATTAAGTGCTCTCAAATGAATATCACCATTTACCGCATCAATTACTTTTGCTGGTGTTTTATCGTCTGCGATTTTATGCCCTACAACTTCACTTGAAGTTTTATTTACAACAAAATTAGAATTTCCATTCTCGTAAATGATAAGTCCTTGTCCCTTATCAGTAGTACAAGCAATATCTATTTTTCCATTTTTAGCACTATCTGTCCCTGCTTCAATTCTAAATCCTGGAAGTTGTCTAGCAAATGGGTTTCTCATACGCAATCTATTACTGTTTTAATTCCTACTGTTGATATTCTTTTCTGATCTATTAAATCATAAGGTTTATTGATTGAAATATAAGTAGGATAATATTTCATAAGTGGAACAAATGCCGCACCAATACCTGTGTTTGTATTTATAGTAAGATCTGGTGGTTCTTCAAATCCACAAATTGGATTATTTAATGGCGTTACATCTATAATTGCTCCGCTATTTGGTGAAACAATAGGAGTATAAGTATTTTTACCATCAGTAATTTTATCACCAGTTGTATATCCATAACCAGGTGATATGACTATTATTTTTTCAATACAACCAGTTACATCAGTTCTTATACCTGGTGTAATAGGAGGTGTAGATACGGCCTTAATAAGAACCGAGACATATGCCTTTTTATTATCAAGTGTTAAAGTAAATATTGCATTACTAGTAATTATATCTTTATTTGTTTGAATTAATATTTGTGATTTTTGTTGTATAACCTTAAAAGATCCTTTTAATGGAGAATTTGATAAAAGATTTCCATCAATTCCAGTAATTGAATATGAAACCAAAGTATTATCTGGTATTTCTTTTGTATCTAATTTAATTGCAAATGCTTCTCCTGCAGTAACAAAATCACGAGAAGAACTTAAAGAATATTGAGATGATCTGGTAATCGTTTCTTTCTTTTTAATTAAAACATCAACAAACTTACTATAATCATTTAATTTTAATGTAAATAACTCTCGATTATATAAAAGATTATCTTTGGTTTTAATTGGTAATGTAGATGTTTTATTGTTTATAATAAATGATCCAGTCAAATCTTTATCAATTTCTTCTCTACGAACACCACTAATCGTATAATTAATTTTAGTTCCGTCCGTTGCATTATCAGTAATTAAAGAGATCACAAAATCATCTCCTTCCGTAACTACATTTTTAGAAGAAATTAATCTCAAAGATATAAATGATTTGGGGGTATTAGCGCCATCACCAGTAGTACCAATACCAGTACCACCACCAGTAGTACCAATTCCTGGACTAGTACCATCAGGGCCAGTAGTACCAATACCAGTATAATTTCCAGGACAATAACCAAAACCATAATTGGTTACATAAATTGAAGAAACTTTTCCATTTTCGATAATTGCATTTGCTGTTGCGCCATTTCCATATCCACTATTATCTACAATCATTACAGTTGGTTCTACTGTATATCCAAATCCACCATTAGATACTTCAACTGAAAAAATTGAACCATTTGAACCAACAACAGGAACTGCATTTGCACCAATACCATCACCAACAATTCTTACAATTGGCGGAATACAATTTGGATATCTCACTCCAGGAGGTAATGGAATAATATCATTTTGAGATGTTGGATTTGATACTTTTTGATTGCAGTTATTATATAATGAATTAAATCTTCCATTAATACCACCATAAAGTGGCGTTTCTCCAATTGCTGCTTCAATAGAACCTAAACCATCACTAATTCCATTCAATATATTTACATTTGAAACCATTTTTTGCCAATCATCAGCATCCTTTTCGTTTGGTCCAAATTTAGCAGCCCAAACACTTGGCGTTTTACAAGCAAGTCCAGTACACTCAAGAAAACTTAAAATTTGTGATGCTAAAGAACTTGCTTGATTTAGAATATTAGAAATTGAAGAAAGACCACCAGTAAGCCAACTAATTCCAGACATAATACCGGAAAGTGCATTTTCAATATCATTCATCAATCTTGAAAGAATACCAGCAGTCAATTGCTCAATTGCACACGCAGGTGCATTAATTGGATTAACTAAATCATTAAAAATATCTTCAAGAAAATTAAGAAGACTAGCAGGAAGTTTTTCTAGAATACAAAAAATTATATCTAAAATTTTCTTCATCGCCTCCAAAATATATACTTGTTGTGGTATTGGAACTATCAATCCAACCAGTTTAGTAAATAATTTAGTAATACATTTAAAAATAGTTCCTCTTAAATTATTAATAATTAATTTTACAATTCCAAGAACTTGACTTGCAGTTTTTTTAATTAAATTTTTAACATTTACGACTTCATTTAATACTGGATCAATAAAAGCGTGTAGATATCTATCAAGACCGTTTGTAACTGAAACAAAATCTTGTATTATTTGTGTAATTTGACCGATTAAATTATTTTCGCATCCATTTGGTCTAGTTAAAGTAATGTCTGCTTTTTTTTCTACCGCCAAAGTAGATGCAGCAGGTATTCCCGGTTTAATACCTGCGATCTTATCACCATATTGTGGTGTTGCTGAAACATTTGTAGTAAATGAACTTGAAAATCCAAAATCAGAATTAAAAGCAATATTTGTTATATCTTTTTGCGAAAGAGGAGAAGTTTCTACATCTCCTAAATTTTTTGAATTTCTACTATCTCTTTGTGATGGTTTAACTAAATTACCAGGATGACCGGTGAAGGGTTTAAATCTTGAACTTTTTTCTTTTGCTATAGCATCTTCTGTTTGTAAATTTTTAGTTCCTTCACTACGATAAAGCAATCCAAAAATTACTGGTTGTTGTCCGTCATCTCCATCCAAGAAAAATCCAAAACAAGTTTCACCACCTCTTAAATGTATAGTTCCTCCTATTCCTCCCTGCGAACTTCCAAAAGAAGGATCTAATAGTATTTGTGCCCAAGGTAAATCTTCATCAGGAAGAATATTTCCATCAAAAGAATGATATCCAATAATTCTAACTTTACATCTTGCTCCCCAAGTTCCTTCAATAGATATTTCAGATTTTTCCGCCCAAACAGATGTATGTGCTACTTGACCAATCCACCAAGTAAAACCATCTTTTCCAATATAATTAGATTTTAAAAGTGCCTCTTCAATCATTTTTATTTAAAATATATTATTAGATCCATATAGACCATAACTATCACGAATTAATCTTAAACTAGTAATCATTTGTCCTCCTTCAAAATGATGTCTTAATCCTTTAATTAAATAATTTCCACTTTGTTCGTCGTCATTTTCTTTATTATCTGTGCTATCTATTCTTGGTAACATTACATTAATAATAGTTCCAATTTTCAAAGAAACATTACAAGGTACAACCATATTTAGTGCTTGTGTAAACAAAATATTATATCTTGAATATGACTTAGCCATATCGGCACCACTTCTTAATTTATTAGAAATTGAACCATTACTATTTAATGCACCTCGATCTGAAACACGAACCATAATGCGGCTAATACTATCACCAAATTCATCAGAAACTGCAATATTATTATTTCCTAATTTATTTCCAATTTCATCCTTTAGTACATATTTGTATATATCCAAACTGTTTGAATATAAGTCATAAAAATAACTTTTGTTTGCATACATACCAACTCGTAATGCTTTCATCAAATCTTGATTTTTTTCAAATCCATAATTTAAGATTTTAAATTCGTTTGCTTGAGTATTATTTTCTATAACTTGTGTATAAGTATAAGTTATTATTTTTTCTTTATCTGCACTTTGATTTTGTATTTGAGTATTTGAAACTAAACTATCAATACTTCTATAATTAAATCCATCTTTGTTTTCATAAAATAAAAATCCAGCAGTTCCCTTTGCATCTGCATATTCTCCTTCACCAGATGTTCCACCTCCACCTGATGTTGTAGGTACGGATTTTGGTCCCAACCAAGTTAAAATGTGAAATGGTTTTTTGTTATTTGAAATAAAAGAATAACTATTTGATGTTACTTCTATATTTTTATTATCAAATTTTTTTGTATTTAAAACATTTTTTAGTATATCTTTTACGTGTATATCAATTGTTGCATCATTATATTTTTTTTCGCATCTTGATGTTTCATTTGAAAGTGCTTCAAGTGAAACCATATGTAAAGTGAAAGTTTCATTTTGTGTTTGTGCGTCTAAACCAGTTACTTTAGTTACATATAATGCATTATCGCCATCTAATAAAAATTCCCCAAATGCAGTATCGACACTAATTGCAACTTTTTCACCACCACGGATTGGAAGAATATTAAACAACGAAGAAGAATTTGTTATTTGTGCGATTGCAGTTATACAAGGAGATAACAAATCTTCAAAATAATCAAAAAACAATAGTGAGTTAGTTATATCAACTTTATTTTTACCATCTAATGATTGTATACCAAAATAATTTGGTCTAAATGCGCCGACTGCGATAGACATTATGATCCAGAAAGAGTAGTAAGTAATAATGTTTTGACTAAACTATTTACCACCTGACCTTCACTTGGTCCAGGAAGAATTACAGTTCCGCCTCCTCCGCCACCACCAACAGGAATAAATACTGGTTTTTGTTGTTGTCCACCTCCACCACCTTGACCTCCTCCCATCATTATAGGCATTATGGTTACACTTGATTGTTGTTGATTGTATGTTGGATATTGCTGTATTGATTGTTGTGGTGTAGGAACTACTTGCGGTGGTATTATTTTTTGTTGTTTTATATATTTTTGATAATCATTATACATTTTCCCAACCACCATTTTTTTATCACCTTGAATATTATCAATCCCTTCTTTGTATTTTTCTGGACTTTTTACCATTTCTTGTATTTTGGTGTCTTTATAAAGTTCCGATGGTTGAAGTTCTGGTTTAATTCCTGTAATTTGTTTTTGTTCTGCAAAAAATTGTTGTCCTGTTTTTGGTTTTTGTTGATAATCAGTAGAAACTTCCCCTAGTTTTTTATCTGCATCTGTTTTTGTTTTTTTCTCTTGACTTTTCTTTACTTTAACTTGTCCTCCAAATCTAAAATAACTATCAGCAACTCCACGACCATCTACTGCTTTTGTTCCTGGTCCACCTGGTCTATATTCAAAGTGAACGTGAGCTCCCTTAGAACGTCCTGTGTTTCCCTGATTTCCAATGACTGTTCCTGCTTCTATTCTTTGTCCTTTTTTCACCTCCACTTTACTCAAATGACCGTAAAAAGTTTCTGCTCCATTATCGTGTTTAACAGCAACCCAATTTCCATATCCACCTTCATAACCAGTATCAATAATTCCTGGTTGTATGACTGATACAGGAGCAGATGCAGATGGACTTGCAAAATCTACTCCACTATGCATTCTTTTCCATCTCCAACCAAAAGCTGAAGTAAAATTTGATGATGGTTTATCTCCACCTTCCGCAGAATATGTTTCTTCTGCTTCGATTTGTTGTTGGTCTTTCTGTTGCGTATCATAAGAAGTTTCAACAGAACCAATAACATCTTCCATTGGTTGATTTCCACTCTGTTCTACAGTTCCAAATAAACCAGAAGAAATACCTTGTTCAAATTTACTTACAGCAGAACTAAATTTGCTTACCATATCACCAAAATTACCACTATTAGCTGCTGCTCCTTTTTGTTTTGTTTCTTGTTTTTTTAGTCTTTCGTCTAATTTTTTCTTTATAGAACTTCCGCCTTCATATACTCTATCAGCAGCATAACCACCTAAAAATCCACCAGCCATACTTCCAAGTACAAATCCAACTCCAGGTATTGGAATAAGTGTCTGACCTATTACACCACCAAGTAAACTTCCAGCAAGAGAACCGCCAGCACCTGCTGCTGCTTTTCCTACACTTTCCCCTTCTTGCAATCCAGTCGCAAAATCAAGTCCAGCGAATAAAGCATTTACAACTCCTACTGCTCTTATTCCACCAAGTTTTAATTTTGAACCTCTCACTACTGGTTTTGGTACTTTTATTTTTTTTGGTACTTTTCCTGGTTTTCCTGTTTTTCCTTTTGATGGAAACATATTTCCCAAGAAACCAGCAACATCAAGTGCTCCACTTGCAAGTGATCTTAATAATCCACCAGGTGCTCCAAATGATGATGCAATATTTAAATTTGCAAGTTCTTTTATTTTTTTCTTTTCTGGAAGTTTAAGTTTTTCAAGTTCGACAGTTTTGAATTGCAAAAATTGATTAAACTGAACTAATTCTTTTTGTACCTTAGGTAAAGTTTTTGTTCCTTTTGCAAAAAGAACAATATTATTAGAAGCAGAAACAAGTGGCGAAGAAAGTAATTTAGCCATTATCCGTCCACAATATTATAAACCATTCTTGAATAAAGAACTAAAAAATTATCAGTATTTGTAGCAGACAGAAATGGAACACTAGGACCAGATTGTGGTGTTGGAGATGGAGCAGAAATATCCCCACCGCCTGGTGATTGTTGTGCCTGTTGCTCACCACCACCACTCATATCAATAGGAAGATAGTTCACTTGAGGTTTTTGTTGTGCTGGTTGAGAGACAGTTGATACTCTTTGTGCTACTTGTGCTTGTGCTGATGGTGCTGCTTGTGCTTGTGCTGGTGGTGCTGATGATGCCTGTACTGCTGGTTGTGCTACGAATCCTTCCTTTTTAATTTTTTCTAGATTTTTTTGATACACCTGAAGTGTAGATCCAGCTGTATTTTTTGATTGACCATGAAATTGAGTAAAACTCGCCCATTCTTGACCAAGAAGATCAATATCTTTTTTACTTAAAGGTTTTGTTGGGTCAATCCCTCTTCCTCTTGCAAGTGTAAGAATTATTTCATTTTGAACTTCTGGACTAAATTTTTGATCTCTATTGAATTTTCTAGAGTCAAGTAATCCTTTGAGTGTATCTGGCATTAGTTGTGGAGCACCGGTTGCACTAGAATTATATTTGTCCTTTGCATAAGGAATAACTCCACCACCCAATCTATTAGGAATACGATCACTACCTCCCAATTTTGATGCATCATACACTTCCCCCAATGTCATTTCAGTCAATTTTGGAACTTTTTTCCCTCCGTATACAGTAGTGTAATCAGCTCCCTCTTGTTGCATTACAGTTTGCACTAATGCCATTTCTTCTGCTGTTTTTGTTCCACCAGGAGAAGCTTGGATATTACTATCAGGAGCACCAGGAGTAGCACCAGGAGTTGCCTTTGGTTTTTCTATTTTTCCAGTACTTCCGCCACCACCCCCAGAAGACCCAGACGTTTTCTTACCAGAACTACCTTTAACTAAACTATCAATTGCTTTTGAAAATCTATCAATAACAGCAGTCAATCCATCAAGTAAATTTCCAGGTATTTCTGGAGCAGGACTTCCAGGTTGAACTGCATCACTTCCCGAAAGAGCGTTTGTTGCAGCAGCACCAGCAGCACCCAATCCAAGAGCACCAGCGCCAAGAGCAAGCATTTTGCCTCCTCTCATTCTTCTGTTAAGTCCTCTTGGCGCTGTTTTTTTCAATCCACCACCAGGAACATCAACATCAAGATTGATGCCCCCGCCACCAGATGGACTTGCTTTTGGAAGATTTGATAATTGTTTTACAATTTTAATAATTACTTGACGAATAAGTTTTGCAACTTCAAAACTGTCGGTAAATGATTTTTGAAGTGCTTTTAAATTATCTCTTAAACCTTCTACAAATTTTCTTTTTCCAAAAAATTGAATAAATCCTATTACATCTCTATAAAGACCTAAAATCTTTTGAAGTATGCCTGTTGGTTTTGCTTCATCTACTTTTTTAATTCGGTCTTGATAATCTTTTGAAAAATTACTAATAGATTTACTAATAACATTTGTAACTGAATTATTGATTGTCTGTGCTTGATTATTGAAATTACTAACTACTCCAGTAGATATTGACTTTACAATACTACTAACGTCTACTGGTGATGGTTGAACTCCTGCTCTTTGAAAATTAACAATCTTATTTGCTGCTGATCCAAGTACACCTGCACCTACAGAAGAACCACCAGAAATAAAATTCTGCGCTCTTAAAAGATTAGGCTTCTTTTTTCCTGTAATAACTTCGGGATTAATAACAGAACTAAGAGCCATTTGATTGTTGTTGTTTGAGATTTTCTTCTTCTATATGTTGTTGCAATAATGTAACATAAATGTCTCTCTCCCAAGGAATTAGATTTTCTATTTCCGTCAAAGAATATTTATGATACTGCATCAAAGCAAAGTTAAGCCTAAAATATGACTCCAATTCCATATGAGCCATAATCAGCCGAAAAAACTGGTTAATCCCTCCAACGTAACTTCGCTTTCTACTTTTGTATTTGGATTAGTTACTTTGATAGTATGTGCAAGTTTCGGCATTGTTTCAAAGAATGTTTCAATTTCTTTGAATTGCTGTGCCGTTAAAGTTTCAATCCAATCCTTTAATTCTTTTGATGTGCAATCTGCTGCTGCCCAACTATCTTCTTGCGAAAACACTACATCAATACAAGATGAAATAATATCAAAAGATTTATCAATATTTGAAATTGTTTTTTCTTCACTAAAATCAAAGTTAGACTTAATAAATTGTTCTAATGAAGGATATTTCATTCTTAACGTCAATTTATCATCAAGACGAATATCGGTTGTGTGCTTTTCATTTCTTTGAACTTGTATTTCATCAATATAAATTTTTACAGGAACTTCGGTTACTCCATCATCACTACAAGTAATAATCAAATCAACACTTTCTCCAACAGATTTACCACGAATATTCAAGAAAATATATTCAATATCAAAAGTAGGTAGTTCTTCTACTTTAATTAATCTAGTTAAAATACAATCCTTTAATACTTGCTTAATTGCATTTGTAATCTGTTTTGTATCTTGACTTTCAAGTGCTAAAAGTAATATTTTTTCTTCTTTTACGAGAAATGGACGATATTTAACTGATTTTCCTGTTGATGGTAAAATCAATTCATATTGTGGTGTTGAAATCTTAGGCAGGGTCATTTTATATATCTTCAGTAATGTTATTTATTATTTCCTAGAACCATTATTTTTTTCAATTAGGTATCTTGCATAACTAAAAGAAACTGTCGTTTTTGTAATCGTACTTCCTTCATAAGATAATGGAAGTGCTGTAATATTTGTAGGAAATGAGTCGATCATTCTATAAGTTATTGTGGGTTGTGTAATTGTTGGACCACCTGGTTCATTTGGATTTTCCAAAAAGTCCCTTTCAAATTTAGTTACAGAAATAATTCTTTTATAAGTATCTGGATATTTAAATCTAAAAAAATCTTGACTATCTTTTGCATTTCCTTGTCCGGTTGCATCTGCAGAAACAATACCAGATGAATTATAAATTGGATTAATATAATTCATCCATTCTTCAAATAAACGAATTATTTTATAATCATAATCAACATAAAAAGTCATCGTAAAATCTGGATATATTCTTCTTGTTGGAAATCTTTCTATAATTCCTTGACGGCTTCCACTTTCTTCAGCCATATCAAATGTTGCACCAGGAAGTGCAGTTTCGCTACAAAAAAAATCAAATGTATTTGCGGTTCTTACATCATTAGTTAATCCACAAGTCGATAACCAACCCATCAAATCCCTATCATAATTAGTAAGATGAAGAGATACTTTAAATTGACTTGTAACTGAAAGTTTTCCAAATATATCCCTTGCACCTGGAAGTGACCCATCCGGTGATGGGGTAGTCATTCTAATGTATAATGGACCTATATCTGGTTTTCCTTTTTTTGGAGCAGTAGCCATCTAAATATGTTGATGGAATTGTTATATTATATGTATGTCTGCAAATAAAAATTACAAACAGGGAAAGTTCAAACCAAAGCATCCAGAAAAATATAATGGAGACCCAACAAATATTATATACCGTAGTTCTTATGAACTCAAAATGTTTCATTATTGTGATTTGACTGAAAATATAATTTCATATCAAAGTGAAGAATTTTGGGTTCCTTATGTATCACCAGTAGACAAAAAAGTACATAGATATTTTCCAGATATGAAACTGAAATATAAAGATAAAGACGGAAATATAAGAATAGTAGTTGTAGAAATTAAACCAGCTAAAGATTTAAAAGAACCACCCACAAATCCACCAAACCGAACAAAATCTTGGGCATATGCAGTTAAAACTTGGGTAGTAAATCAAGCAAAATGGGAAGCTTGTCGTGAATATTGTAAAGATAGAAACTGGGAATTTCGTATTTTTACCGAACGTGATTTGGGCATTCAAATATGATTGCCGATAAAATACTTAAAGAAGCAGGTAAAAAATTTCGTTCTGCATCTTGGTATACGAATGCCTTGATGAATGAACTATCAAATCAAGAAAAAGATATAAATCAAATTGATACTGATTTTATTATTCCTGGTGATTTGGTGTTTTTTATGTATTCTGCAAAATATCCACAAAAATATCTATTCTGGGATAGACAACCATTAACTTATATTATAAATGTAAATCCAAGACAAGGATTATTTTTTGGTTCCAATCTTCATTATCTAAATCCACAATATCGTGGAGGTGTTGCTGCTTCATACATAAATAAAGCAGGAAACGTGAATGCACCAAGAAAAACATTACATAATTATCTTTTTTCTGGTGTGAGTAGTAATTTTTTCAAGGTCCCTGAAAGTGAGTGGAGAGAAGTATCTTTACTTCCAACCGAAAGATTTGTTGATAAAAGAGGACAACCAGTATTCAAATCCAGAGTTTGGGATTATCCAGATAACCAATCGGCACCATAAATGGCTGAAAAAGCAGTAAGTAATGACTTTCACCCAATACCACCACCAGTCTTCTCACTTCCGGGGCAAGAAGAAAAAATACAGCTTACTTATGACCCAACTAATGGAAATACAAAGCTTTATAAAATAGTTTATTTTAATGGTGCAGTAACAGGAAAAACCGAGATTTATACAAATGGAGTATGGAGTATTACTGGAATTGGTGTAATATCAGACTCAAAACAAAGAATAACAGTACACGATAAAGTAATTAATTCAATTACAAATGCAAAAAATATAAGTGGAACTGGTATTCTTCCTGGGTTTATAGTAAATAAAGCAGGTTCACAAGATACTGGGATAGGAGGAGTAATATCACCAACTGCACCAAGTACACTTCAACAAATTGGTAATATTGGAAAAGCTATTATAGAAATTGTTACAGACCCAATCGGTGCATTAACACCCTTTGATGTTTCTGGAACTGCTTTCGGTGATGCAAATGAAAAAAGATTATTTGGTGATAAAAAACTTCTCATATATCCAATTGATATGATTACATCACAACAAGATAGATTGGAAATTTCACAATTTAGATATAAACCAACAGGAGCAGAAAGTATATTTAATAACCCAGCAAAAGTGATTCAAGAAAATATACAAAGAAATAGTGCATTGTCTGATTTTATTGGGATGAGCGTTTTACCAATTCCAAATGGCGTGTCTGATGGTAATAATGTTTCTTGGGGAGCAGACCAAATGAATTCATTAACCGCAGGTGCAACTGGATTAGCATTAACAAAGATGGGTACTTATGCAGCTACTGGTGGTGGTGTTGGTAGTCTTGCTGCTGCATTAAAAGTATTAACAAAGGGTCAAAGTCCACTTGGCGTTTTAGATGCAGTCAAAGGAGGAATGTCTGCAAATTTATATGGAGATTTATTAAGTGAAGCAGTTAAGAGTGCTGCTGCAAAAGGTACAGCAGCATCTGCATTTGCATCACAAGTTCTTAAAATGGCGCAATTTGAAGTATCACCAGAAAGCATTTTAGCAAGAGGCTTTGGTATTATACCAAACTCAAACTTGGAACTTTTATTTAATAGTCCAGAACTTCGTCAATTTTCATTTTCTTATCGTATGAGCCCAAGAAGTAAAGAAGAAGCAAGAAATGTAAAAAGAATTATTCGTTTTTTCAAGCAAGGTATGGCTCCAAGAAAACAAACCGGTCAAGCAGGTCAAGCATCATTTTTTCTTGGAACACCAAATGTATTTAAACTTAGATACAAAACAGGAAAAGATAAACCCATTTCAGGATTAAATAAATTTAAAGTTTGTGCCTTGACTGGATTTTCTGTAAATTATGCACCAGAAGGAAATTGGGCTGCTTATGATGAAGGACAACCAGTCACTTTAACTATGGCGATGCAATTTTCAGAACTTGAACCAATTTATAATACTGACTATAAAACAGATATATTCAGCACAAGAACTAGTGATTTGGATTCAGTACAAGACGACGATGTAGGTTATTAAAATGGGATACTTCAAAGAACTACCAAATTTACAATATCTTTCTCGTTTGACGAATTCAAATTCAAATGAGAATTATATTACTGTTAAAAATATTTTCAAAAGAGCAGCAATTAGAAGTGATATCATAAATGTTATTACTGCTTTTGTTTATTATCAAATTACAGATAACGAAAGACCAGAACAAGTCGCAAGTAAAGTTTATGAAAATCCAGAACTAGATTGGATAGTTTTACACACAAATAATATCACAAACGTAAGAGAGCAATGGCCATTAAGTAATCAAGATTTATATAATTATATGTTAGACAAATATGGATCTGATGGAAATATAGCAAATATTCATCATTATGAAACTATTCAAATTTTAGATGATTTCAAAAGACTTATAGTTCCCGCAGGATTAAAAGTTGATTCAAATTTTCAAGTTACATACGCAAAAACTGATTATAGTTTAATAACTACAAATCCCACACAACCAATCACAAATTATGAATATGAAGTAAAAATAAATGAAGAAAAAAGACAAATTAGATTAATAAGACCCGAGTATATATCAGTAATGGTAAGCGATTTGAAAAATATTATGAAATATGATCGTTCTTCTAATTACCTTAGTCAATCATCAAAATCAACATATAATCCAAGATTAACTGGAGTATAAAAACCTTACAAACAAAAAAATCCCCCAAAATTTTTCTCGGGGGATAAGGTAATTAAAAGTTAATTTTCGAAATCAACTTTCAGCTAATTTTTGAAAGTATGATAAGGTATCATCTTCATCTTCATCGACAGGACTAGATTTTGAGGACGAAGTAGTTTTTACTGTGGGTTCAAACTCTTCTTCTTCATCAATAGTTTCTGGGTCTTGACGTTTTGTTGCAGTTTTAGTTCCAAGAACAGAATCCAAACGCTTCTTTAAATCCAAATAAGGCTTAAAGTTTTTCTCATCTGTAAATTCATTTAGATCATTAAGTGATTTATAGATGGTTTCTAGTTCATCATCATTATCTAAAAGTGGGCAGGGTTCAGCAAACTCCGACTTATCATAGTTCCAATAACCTTCCACTTTACGAAGTTTCAGTTTGAAGTTTGCACCTTCCCAAAAATCAAATGCATTAATAGGTTTCTCGTCATCAAACTCTGGCTTCATCGCAGCCATAATTTTATCAAATACTTTCTTACCAAACTTATAAAGAAATACCTTACCTTCATTTTCAGGTGCAACAGGGTCTTTTACGACATATATGTTTGCGTAATAAGAAAGTTTACGTTTACGATCACGAACGATATTTTGATTATCTTTACTTCCAGTATTCCATAATTCACGATTTGCTTCACAAACCGGACATTGCCCTTTATTAGTAGTTAAACAATTATCAATCAACCAACCACCAGGTCCTTGAAATGCGTGAGACCAAACCTGTGCCCAAGGTAATTCACAACCAGAAGGAGCAGGAAGAAAACGAATTACAGCAGAACCAGTACCACCTTTATCCATCGCAGGTTTCCAAAAACGATTATCATCTTTAGAACCAGTTTCATTTAGTTTTTCAACTTGTTTGATAAGTTTCTCGGTTAAAGAACCCATCTTTGATTGCTTTTTAAGATCTTGAAAACTCATATATTCTCCGTATTAATTGTATTGGGATATATTGGACCTATTTATTATAGCAGATATACCTTCAATCGTCAAGTGTTTTTTCAAGTCCATTAATAGTTCTTTCCATCATTTTAAAAAAAGAATCAAATCCTTTCTTTTTATCAAATCCAAGAAACTCAACAGAATCGAGCATATTTTCTTTCATTTCTATTGCTTCTGGGTCATCTGAAAGTGAAAGTCTAAAAATAAAAAGTTTTTGTTTTTCTAAAAAGTCTTTCATCAAAATTAAATGTCCTCTTTTTTGTTCATTATCATAAAAAGGAACGTACATCATTTCTTGATAAAGTTTTTTCTGCATATTTTCAAGTTCTTTCATATCGTTTCTAACTAAATCCGAGTCAAAAAACTTACTCATAATATAACCTCTTTAAGTATAGTTTTATACTTTGATGCATCAATATTTAGAAAAGGTTTGTATTTAAAAATTCTCAAACTTACATAATTCCAAATTGGATCAGTAAGTTTTTTATCAAAATCTTTAACAAAATTTAATAATATATCTAATATTGTAATTGTTTCTATGGTAATACTTTTTTGTAAATATTTTTTCAGTATTTCTGGGTGATTTCCAGTTTTACAATCAAATAAAGATTCAAAGTTTTTTTTATTCATAAAACTTTCAGTTTCAGATTTAAACAAATAAGACAAGCTTTGTGTCTTCTTTAACCATTCCTTATACACATCTTCACCTTCACGAATAATATCTCCTATCCAAAGTCGTTCTGGGTCATTACAGTCTACAAAATTTGCTACAAAATATGCTTTGATTTCTTCGTCTTTTTTTTGCCTCGAAATTCTTTCGAAAAAATATCGATCTTTTCTTTTATAAAAACTTTCTTTTGATGCACGACTTCTTCCACAATACTTATGATAATCGTAGGTTTTTTTTGTAAAGTGATTTTTAAATGCTAAGTAAGTTTTATATACTTCAAAATCAGTCACAGAGGCAGTTTTGCTTTTGTAGTTTTCTTTAAAAAATTAAGTTCAATAGCATCGCACTTAATTTTTTCTTTAAGTGGTTTTGAAACAAGTTTTGATATTGTATCAAGTTCAATATTTTGAACTTCGCAATATGTTACAATTGCATCAATATAATTGACCTGTGTGTTTTTTACAATATCTTCAATTTCTTGTGCGAACTTTTGCGGACACAAAAATTTAGCATTTAATTCTTCTTTAATTTCTTCATTCATAGGTTTGAAGTTTATCTCTAACAAATTCTCTAATATATTTGATGAGTAATTTGATATACTTTTCTTTGTCGTATTCTTCATAAACAACACATTCTCCATTTTCACAAGCCATAATAATGACTAACTTCTTTACCATTATACCAGTAAGTTCATATAACATGCAACTATATGCTACACACTGCACGAAATAATGCTCAATCCATTCTTTTGGTTTTGGTTTTGCAGAAGTCTTAAAGTCAATAACAGCCAATTCGCCATTATATTCTGCTATACAATCAACTGTTCCGGCAATTCCAAGAACTTTACTGTATAATGATTTTTCAAGAGCATGAATATTATTTATATTATTTAATTCTGGTTTAGCAATCTTAAATAAAAATTGCGATAAAGGTTGAACTTCTGGAAGTTCTGAAATATTATGCAGATAATTTTCTACCAATGTATGCATATCAGTTCCACGACTGGTTGCTGCTTTGGTAATCTTATCTGCTGCTGCTTCGCCAATTTTCTTTCTCCAATTAATAAAAATCTGACGATTAATATAACTAGTAACAGAGGTAATAGAAACAAGACGATGCAAAACATCATCTTCTGGTACTTTATAATATCTTACACTATCAATCGTTTCCCTTTCTAATTCGGGAAGTTTTATATCAAGATGATTAAAATTCACATTCCTACTTCCAATTTTGCGAGTATGTACTCTTTAACAATTCCTGAGCGAACAATATCATCAACTCCAAACTCAACAATATCAAAGGAAGACATTTTTTTCAAAATATTCATAAAATCAATAATACCATTTCGTTCATTTGTTTTTAATAAATCACTTTGTGATGCATCACCACAGAACATAATCTTTGTATTTTCTCCAACTCTTGTAATAATAGAGTCCATTTCGTGAAATGAGAGATTTGAAAATTCATCTACAATGATAATACAATTATCAAGAGTTGTTCCACGAATAAAAGAAGTGCTCCAAAAACTAATTGTTTCTTGTGCTTTTAAATTACCATAAAGCATTTCAAAATCAACATCAGAAGGCATCTGAAACATATATTTTACCATATTTTTGTATGGTATTTGATATAGTGATGATTTATCTTCGTGACTTCCAGGAAGAAATCCAATTTCACGAGTAGGTACAAGAGACCTTACAAGATATATTTTTTCAAAAGGTGTAACCTCTGAAAGTACATCACGTAAAGCATTGTACAATACACAAAATGTTTTTCCAGTTCCAGCAGTACCATAAGCAACCAAATGTTTACCTTCTGCATAAGATGTAAATAATCTTTTTTGATTTTCAGTTAATGGTTCAATATCTAAAAGTAATTCCGAACCAATTGGTTTTCTTCTTTTTGCTTGTTTTGCGGTCATACCAACCCCGATAGGTTGATTGTCGTTGCCTCTTCTTTTTCTAGCCATAAATTTTTATAGAGTTTTAATATTTGAGCCTGGCATTTTTTTTGCACGATGCAATACATCGTTCCATCCTGGATGTGACTTCTTTAATTTACTTTGCCAATCTCCTACTTCTCCAACACCGGCAACACCAGCAGACCAATCCTTATCCCAATCTTTATTCTCATCTCTCCACTGACCATACTCAAGCATAGTCATAGAAAGTTCTTTTGTTTCACCAGTTTCTTTGTGTTTAACGGGATATGTTGGCATTTTATAAAATAATATACGAAAGTATTTAGAATAACAGTGAAGGTGGTTCTTTACAAGCCCAATCAAGTGCTGATGCAATAGTTGGAAATTCATCCACAAAAATACACTTACATTTCTCTGCAATTTCCTTGTGCTCTGCCTGGGTTCCGTGAGCACTACGAAGGTCTATGTAATGTATCCAGGACCTTATACTCCCACTCATATAAAGACGTGTCTGGGTTGCCTGTGGAAGCACGAAGCGAGCACATTCCTTTGCGACACCGGCATCCAACATTCCCTGATAAAGTAAAATTGCTTCCTTGAAATGGTCTTCAATTCGGGTCTGAAAATAAGCACTCAAATCTTCCGGTAAATCATCGGTTGAGTTCTGACGATTTTTAGTATCCTGCCTTCGCAATTCTGGAACTGGAAGTTCTAATTGTAGTTCTGTGCTGTCGGCATATCTCTGTGAGAACTGCTGAAAAGTGAAACTACGATGACGAAGAATTTGTGTCGCAATCGCAAGTGAAGTATTGATTTCTAGTGTTACAAATGCGTGTTCAAAAATACTCCAATGTTGATTTTTGATACAATACTTTAGTAATCCTTCAAAACCCTGATTACTTTGATTTTTTGGATTACTTACACGAGCACAATAAGCAATATGTTGTTCTGCTTCTGGTGTGACTCTAATCAGTCTAACTGTCGGGGTTTTCATAATTACCAAATCCTTTTTTCTTTTTGTTATATTTTTTACGGGCAAGTAAAAGTATCGCATTATCAAGTGCTTTTTTCATATAGATAATCTCCTCTGCACTATAAAGACTTGGATTATCCAATGCTTTTTTTACCAGACGAATAGTTTCTTTATATCTCATTAGTCTTCCTCATCTTCAAAAACTTCATCATAGTCCTCTACATCACCAATGCGTGATGAAGCATTACTGTAATCATAAGCTCCCGGATCAGAATACACTTCTGCTTTGAGTGTTTCTGTTAAAAGTTCAAGGTTTTTAATGATGAGTTTGAGTTTGTCTCTATTCATAGGCTTTGATTATTTCTTTTTAATTATAGCACAAAAAAAGAGGGGCATCAACCCCTCTCATCTTCTATTAAACTAAAATATCTTTACATATTCGTTTACACGACTGCGTATCGTCATCACACTCAATTAAACAACTAAAATAATCATCTATCAAATCATTTTGCTCACTGGGTTCAGTTATGTGTTTCCATCCATTTAACTGATTATAAGAAATTAGATTGTTCATAAAATCCTCCTAAAAATCTATATCACATTTTTATTTATATGATTTGTTAGGATATCAACACAAAAGTTTAATATTTGATAATTTCAAAGACACCATCTTTTTCTACAAGTGCAGAACAAGTATCTGTCCAATCTCCAGCACACATATAAGTCGTTCCTTGATACTCACGAATATTTGCGTGATGAATATGTCCGGCAATCACACCATCATATTCTCCAATTTTTCTTACGTGATGTATCAAATCCATTTCATACTTATCAATAAACTTTTTACCTCTTGGAATTGATTTGAGAAAATTAATCAAAGAAAAACCAAAAGTCTTGTTTAGAAAAATATTCAGAGGTGTGATTGTTTCATATCCCCAGTTCATAAAATATTGCTTCCAGGAACCAGATGAGAACTCGGAATAAAAATCACCATGAATACATAAAAACTTTCTATTTTTTGTGCTGTGATGAATATAAGAATCACAGATGATAAGATTTTGATGTAAATAAGAAGAACTGGTATTTACATATTTTCTTGCGACTGCATCGTGATTACCAAGAATATAAACAACTTCTGTTCCTTTTCTAGACAATTCTAGAATTTTTTCAACTGCTTTTGTATGTTGAGTTTTCCATAGAGTATTATATTTTTCCATACAATATATGTCTATAATATCTCCGACCATTACAAGTTTTTTTGTATCAAGTTGATTTAGAAACTTGATAAACTTATCAATATTACATCGGTCGGTTCCGAGGTGAACATCTGAGATGAAGACAGTATCGTACATTATCGTTTTTTCTTTTCTGGTTTAGTTTGTCCATAAAGCCTTGGACTAATTTTACCATCAGTCCATTCAATTGAAATTATATTTTTATATAAGTCATAATAATAATCAAAGATATCTGCTTGAGAAACAGATTGGACTATATCATATTTTGTTTCTTCTTCTAAAATATAAGCCACAAGGTATGAATCAATTGGTAGGCTTTTATTTTTAGAAAGAGATTTTTCACAATCTTGATGTAGAATTTTCACATTAATCTCCTTTATTTTAACTACGACCACCCCAAACAATATCAGGATAAGTCTTGGAAACAATTTCTTTTGTAATTTTATATTTGGATTGGAGATTTTTATCTTTTACCAAACAAACAATTTCTGCTTCAAGTGGATGAAGACCCTCCAACATTTGAATAAACATCGTTTCTTTACGAAGAGCAGGAAGAGAATCATTCCCACCTTTAATAAAATTATAAAATCTCTTAAATTCTTTACGAATTGAAGTATGCCCTTCGGTCAAATCAGAAGCATTTCCAAGAGATGTAGTTTCATTATAATCCATCGTGCCTATCAAATTATCAACTTTATCACTCAAAGTTCCTCTGAATCTTTGTTCAGATTTTAAATTTGAATATGGAACCTGTCCAGGAGGAAGAATTGTAATTACGCTTTCATCGAAGTTCCATATAAAAAGTGCCTTCAACGAAGGATGCTCATACTTTTGCAGAACTTCTACTTTCTTTTGTTCTGTTTTCATTTTATTCACAAGATCAAAAATCTCAAATACAAATGGATTTGAAGGAAGATCAAGTAAAACTTCCTTGGTTTTTGGTATTGTGACTTTTTTTGTTACTGTTGTCATTGTCATTTTTTTATAAATTCAATATATTTTATATAGTATCTATCTATTCGTCATCATCTTCGTCATCTTCATCATTATCAAAATATCCTTCTTGAAATTTGACTGAAATTACTTCATCGGGAATTACATTTCCATCAGAATCAAAAAATTCAGGATGTAACCAACCACTATTTCTTGGTTCCGTTTCGAAGGAATGATTTTTTGCTAACCAACCGATAACTCCACCAACACATAAAAATAAAAAACTAACTAAACAAAATAAGGTGAGTTCTGGTGCGGTCATTTTATTTCTCCGAGAGATTTACGTTTTACGAATTACAGAAAGTTCAAAATTAAATCGTATTTCCCTTTGAAAAAGAGAAAAAACTTTGCCAAAATTGAACCTTTGTAGTGGAAGTTCTTCTGGAACCGTTTTCTCCCTCCTGCGAAGCATTAGTTCTACGCCACGATTTACATCGTGGTCTACATTCTTATTTATAGAAGACATTATAGCATATTATGTTCTTGTAGATGCTTAATTGTATCTGAACATCCGCCAAGATGTTTTTCATCACAAACTACTTGGGGAAAGGTTGAACCTTCTCCAAATTCAGCATAAAACTCATCTTTATTAAAATGAGTATTCAAATCATAAATGACTACCGAATGTCCTTTCTCTACTGATACGTGTTCTAAAATTTGTTTAATTTTATCACAATAAGGACAAAGCCTTTTCGAATAAACTACAAAAGTCATAAGATAAAAAGAATAGGGATAATAATTGCTAGATTTGAGATAATAAATGCCCTTACGTGTAATAAGGGCATAAAACTTTCAGATTCCATTAAGTTGACGTATTCATTCTTGGTTTGTACTTATATAGATTAGAATTCGTTTGTGGTTTCATCCATTTCATTATAACATCATATCGTTCTTCTGTAAAGAAATCTTGTTCGGCATACCACTCTTCCCAATTGATATGAGACTTAGAGTTATTACACCTTCTACAACAACATAATACATTTGTAATAAAGTCACTTCCACCTTTTGATTGCGGAACTATATGGTCTATTGTTAGATATTCTGTGCTTTCACAATAAGCACATTTATGTTTCCATTTATCTTTGATTGATTGTCTCCACATTCTCTTTGCATCTGATGAACTTGTTGCTTGTAAATTAAACAAGTAGTCCGAAGAAGAATTATAGAGTTCCATTTAGGAAAGCATCTGTCATTATTTATTATTATGAAAAACTCTTTGGAGTAAAATTTTTGGGGAGATTTTTTCCCCCCATTTTTGGATTTAACCTTCCGTTTTTAATTTGAGTATTTTATAAGGCATTCCCTCTTGGCATCACTTCTTCGGGAAAGTTGAAGTTTTCATGAGGTTGGTCTGCTGTTGATAACCATGCTCTAAGACCTTCATTAAGGAGGATATTTTTTGTGTAGAACGTCTCAAACTCTGGGTCCTCTGCCGCTCTAATCTCCTGACTAACAAAGTCGTATGCACGTAAATTAAGTGCAAGACCGATGATACCAATAGAACTAACCCAGAGACCCATAACTGGAACGAAAAGCATAAAAAAGTGCAACCAACGTTTATTACTAAAAGCAACACCGAAGATCTGACTCCAGAATCTGTTAGCAGTAACCATAGAGTACGTCTCTTCCTCTTGAGTCGGTTCAAAAGCCTTGAAAGTGTTTGCACCATCTCCATCCTCAAATAAAGTGTTTTCAACTGTTGCTCCATGAATAGCACAGAGCAATGCTCCACCAAGGATGCCCGCTACTCCCATCATGTGGAAAGGATTAAGCGTCCAGTTGTGGAAACCTTGAAGGAATAAAAGAAATCTAAAGATTGCTGCCACTCCAAAACTTGGAGCAAAGAACCAACTGGATTGTCCCAGTGGATAGATGAGAAATACTGAAACGAATACAGCAATAGGACCAGAGAACGCAATAGCATTATATGGTCTGATTCCCACTAAACGTGAAATTTCAAACTGACGTAGCATAAACCCGATCAGACTGAAGGCACCGTGGAGAGCAACAAAGGGCCAAAGTCCACCAAGTTGGAACCACCTGACAATATCGCCCTGAGCTTCAGGACCCCAGAGAAGCATAAGAGAATGACCCATAGAATCTGCTGGGGTCGATACTGCAGATGTTAAGAAGTTGCAACCTTCCAAATAACTAGAAGCAATACCGTGCGTATACCACGATGAAACAAACGAAGTTCCAGTCAACCAACCACCAAGAGCAAGATAAGCAGTGGGAAAAAGAAGGAGTCCAGACCATCCAACAAATATGAAACGATCCCGTTTAAGCCAGTCGTCGAGTACATCGAACCATCCTCGTTGTTGATTTGGAAATGAAAGTGTTGATGATGTCATTTAATTAAATCCTTTTGATTTTTGTTTTGTTTTTTTATCTAAGACTTCGCAATGAGATCTCAGAACATCAGGAATATTCCACCAGGCATTTCTAAGATCTTCGTAGTCACTATAAACTTCTGTTTTTCCTGTTGTATAGCATAAC